TTTACACAAAAAGCACTTATAGTTGATTATGATGGAACTCTTAGAGAGTGTATTGGTGGCAATGGAAAGTTTCCAGTTTCAGAAGATCAGATTGAAATTAAACCAAATGTAAAGAAAGTTTTGGAAGATTTCAAGAAAAAAGGATATTTATTGCTTGGAATTTCTAATCAAAGTGGTGTGCATAAGGGGGATTTAACATATGAAAAATGTTGTCAGTTATTTGAACATACCAATAAATTATTGGGATTGGATATTGAATATAAATTTTGCCCTCACCAATCAGCCCCTATTAGTTGTTATTGTCGCAAACCTCAAACTGGAATGTTTGTTGATTTCATGTTAAAACATAAACTATCACGTAAAAACACGATTTTTGTTGGCGATATGACCACTGATCGTACAGCAGCTTCAAGATTTGGATGTCAATATATAGATCAATTAGAGTTTTTTAAATGAGCAATAATATGAAACAAAAAGTTAATTGTCAAATTCCTATTCATATGTTAACATCTACATGGAAAGGTGAAATTAAAAAGTTACCTTCAAATAAAGTGTTTTCATTAATCATTGATTATCCTGTTCACAAAGAACTAACATTTAAAATAAACACAGGATCAAAAGGCTTGACTTTTACCAAATTGCTTCAAAAGATTGGTAAAGTTTATGAAACTATTTATAAGTCTAAAAAATATGAACAATTTATTTATGGTCATGATATTTCTGATCTAACATTAGAAGACATATCAGTGGATATGAAGAATAAATCTATTAGATTAGGTATTGGATCATGAAAAGAAAAGTCAAAATTACATTTGAAATTAATATAGATTATGATGTAAAAGAAACGCAACAATTATCAAAAGATTTTGATTATTGGTTAAAAGAATGGTGTGATAATGTTCATCCAGTACCAATTCTTTTTAAAAAGTTTAAAAATAAACCTTCAATTGAATTAGATTATAAAAGTATTGTTTCTCACAAAATTATGAAAAAGTAAACACTATGTCCAAAAAACCAAAAACAGTTGAAAAACCTATTCAAGAATGGATTAAAGTTGACACAATTGATGTTAAATATAATTCATTTATATTGAGTGAATTTTTAGAATTAGCCAAACAAAGAGTGCCAGAAAATACTCCTTTAGAAGATATTTCATTTGAAATAGATGTAGAAGAAGAGCCAACTTATTATGATGATTATATCATAACAGTTAATATGAATATTTATGTAAGGTCAGAAGAATGGAAACAAAAACATACTGGGTTGTAAAAAGTGTTGAAGTATATGGAGGCATATATCATACTACAGCATTTACTAATAAAATAGACGCTGAACATTTTTTAGAAATTATAAAATCAAAACGCCCAAAATATAATTCCTCTTTACAAGAGGTAAATTTTCCTTTTACTCATGATTCATTATATAGTGCATGTAAAAAATGGGGATTTTAAATGGTTAATGATATTAATGCATTTATTAAAGATTTTAAAAATAAAACTAAGATAACTGGTGGAGAATTTGGACATAATTGTGAGTTTAACTTTCTTACAAAGTTTAAAAAAATTATCAATCAAGGAATTAAAATTAAGATAATTAATTATTATACTGTAAGTATTGATTTATCAAGTAAAAATTTTGATACACTTTTGTTTATTATAACAAATTTACCGGGAACATCAAATTTTGTTTGGAACAATAAAACAAATGAATTAATTTTAGAATGGCATTTTTAATATGAATAAATCTGATTTAAATAAAATCAAAAGGCGAATTAATAAATTGCATAAAATGATTAATGCATACTCTAATAAAGATGAAGTTTTATGTGGCAATCAAATGGGATTAAATATTTCTGACGGTAGAGAGACAATATCATTAATTAATGAATTAATGGAGTTGGTTAATGGATGAAGATAAAATCAAAAAGTTTTATGATTCTTTATTAAAAAATATTGATTTAAAAGATTTACTTAAAAAGAGATTTCTTAATGGTTTTGATTCATATGAAGATTATGAAAAGTATGGCGATGCGTTTATTCTAATTAATAAGGATAAAAAATGAAATATTTTTTTGATACAGAATTCATTGAAGACGGCAAAACAATTGATCTTATTTCTATTGGAATTGTTTGTGAAGATGGTAGAGAGCTTTATTGTTGTAATCAAGATGCTAAATTGCATTTAGCTTCTCAGTGGGTAAAATTAAATGTGTTACCGCATCTACCCAAATATGGTGATCCTGCATGGATGGATCGCACTAGTATCAAGCATAAAATTCTAAATTTCGTTTATGGTCCTACTAAATATGATAGTGAAATTAGGCGTTATGTTGATGAAAAGCCAATTGATAGTAACCCGGAATTCTGGGCTTATTATGCTGATTATGATTGGGTGGCATTTTGCCAAATTTTTGGAACAATGATGGATTTACCATCACATTTTCCAATGTTTTGCATGGATTTAAAGCAATTATCTGTAATGGTTGGAAGTCCAACTCATCCAGAACAAAATGGAACAGAGCATAACGCATTAGAAGATGCTCGATGGAATAAAGAATTATATGATTTTTTGATTAACAAATGAAAGATTCATTGCTGTCATTTTGACAATCCAATCTATTAATAAAATGATATATATTAAGATTGAGAGGATCTAATGTCAAAATTTACACGATTATGCCCTAAATGTGGTAAAATATTAATTTATAAACATAAAAGCAGTTATACAAAAGCAGTTTTTGAAAGTTCGGTTTGTAAGTTTTGCGCTAAACGACCAGCTACCATTTCAGATGAAAAAGCGCGGCAAATACTTTTGCTTAATGAGCAGGGCGAAACCAATAGAGAGATTGGTAGGCAATTACAAGTTAGCTGGTTGACAATTAAAAAATATTTAGACAAAAATAATCGAAAATCTAATTGGTGCGGTGATGAGCCAGAAATGGTTTCTGAGTCAAAAGCTAAATGTAAAGTTTGTCATAATATTTTTTCTATCGATGAATTTTATTTTAAAAAAAATAATGTTTGTTATTCATATGATGTTTGTACTAATTCTAAATGTAGAAACAATAGATATTATGAAAATGGTAGAAGGTTATTAGGAAAAAAAGTTATAGAAGACCCAAATATTTTACTACACCGCAAATACAAAGATCTAAAAAGCAAATGTAAAAGAGATGGTATACCATTTAGTATATCTGAAATTGATTTTATACAACAATTTCAATCGCAAAATTATAAATGTTTTTATACAGATGAAAAAATGACATTAGAATTTAATGTGGAGCCTAAAAAAAATGGAGCAAATAGAAATGCAGTATCTATTGATAAAATTATTCCAGGAAAAGGATACGTTTTAGGTAACGTTGTTTTTTGCTGCAATAAGATTAATTTTGTAAAACGAGATTTATCACTAGATGAAATTAAGTTGTATTTGCACCCTTCGTTCTATGAGCGAATAACAAATTTTATTAATAAAGAGAATAAAAATGATTAAAGTTGAAATATTAGTTGGAATACCTGGAAGCGGAAAATCTACTTATGCAAAACAAGTTATTGCTAAAGATCCTAATAATTGGGTACGTATTAACAATGACGATCTTAGAGCAATGATGAACGGGTCAGTGTGGTCTCAAGACTATGAGAAAATTATTACTGATACCAGAAATTATCTCATCAGAGACGCAGCAAAGAGGGGCAAAAATATTATTATAGATAACTTAAACCTTAATAAAAGACATTGGAATGATATTTGCGAAATAATTAAGAGCGCTAATGTAGCAGCTAATATCTATGAGAAGCCATTGTATGTTGAACTTGATGAGGCTATCGAAAGAGACTCAAAGCGTGAAGGTAAAGCAAAGGTTGGCGAAGAAGTTATTAAAAAATGGTGGAAAGAAAGTGGAGGAAAGCAATTTAAGCATTATCATCATCGAATTATGATAATTAACGCTACTAAGGGTATGAATAAAAATATTGCACCAATGGTGCAAGACGAGTCATTACCTCGTGCAGTTATTTTTGATAATGATGGAACAATATCTCTAATTCATTCAGATCGTAGTCCATACGATGCTAGCACTTGTGATTTTGATGACCCGCACAAGCACGTCATTGAGTGTATGAAGTTATATTATTCTGCTGGATATAAAATATTATTCGTTTCGGGTCGTGAGGAAAAAGATCGCGCTCCCACTGAAAGATTTTATCAGGAACACTTTCCAGAAGTTAAATATGAGTTATTCATGCGTCCAACAGGAGATATGCGCAAAGATGTAATTATTAAAGAGGAAATTTTTAATACTCATATTAAAAATAAATATTTTATAGCAGGTTGGTTTGATGATAGATTGCAGGTTTGTAAGTGGATTTATGAAAATGGACTGCCATTATTTAGAGTAAATAATCCAGAGGCTATTTTTTAATAAATATCTGCATTGGGAGGTATATATGATGAGTGGAGCGCCAAATGCAGATATTTACCAGAAATTGCCCGTCATGTAACACAATTATTGAGTATGGGCATAAGCCTAGTTTTGATAAGGCAAAAGCTTGTAATAAATGTTGTCTTTCTTGTATTAAAAAATATAAATCTTTTTATACACAAGATTATATAGATAGTTTACAAAAACTACTTGCTGATGGTTTATCTAAAAAAGATATTTTAGAAAAATTAAATATAACGGCAGGACAATATAAGTATATAATATATAAATGCGGATTCAGGTCTAATAAAAACACATCAATCAACATCATTGATGAAAAAGCAAAATTGGCTATATGTTCAGTTTGCAATTTGACCAAATCTCTAAATGATTTTGAATTATGCAAAAAGAGATCCGGATATGTTTTTTACAAAACGTATTGTAATGCCTGTAGATCTAAAAAGAGAAATGATTATATAAATTCAGATATAGCCAAATTTTTAGCGCAAAGACTTATAGTAATAAAAACTTCTGCTAAAAAATACAACATTCCATTTTTTCTCTCCAAAGAAGATTTGATTTCTCAATATAATTCTCAAAATGGTCTCTGTTTTTATACAGATATTCCTATGATATGGATATCTGGCGCTAACAAACATAGAGATGCATTAAGTGTTGATAGAATCATACCAGCAAAAGGTTATGTAAATGGCAATATTGTTTTTTGTTTAAATAGAATTAATATGGCTAAAAATGATTTATCGTTGGATGAAATTAAAATGTGGATGCCTTTATGGTATGATAGAATTGCAAAATATTTGGGAAATAAATAATGTGGAAAAAATACAGATCCAAGATATGATATTAATAAAGGGGCAACAATAATTATTTTACGAAAAACTATAGATGGCGATACTGCTAGTATAGCTTTTGTTGAAACTAAAGAGGATTGGTATATTTTTAGCCATAGAGATAATATCTATCTTGATGTAGATGATAATTGGGACCCAAATTGGTATTGGTCATTTTTTCCAGAAGTGAGCCTTTAATCATGACAGCATACATATTTTTATTCAAAAACTTTAGTAATGATCGTGTTGTTCCTGATTTTGAAATTTGGAACGAAAAACGCGAAATACATGATGGTAAACTTGTTGAATTAAATGACAATGAATACGTTGATGTTTGCAGAGCCCAAGTTAAACCAGAGTTACATGCAGTATTATATAATCAATATAGAATAATTAATAATAATGGCGTTGTAACTCAAGAATTTTTAGAATCATTTTTGATGAGGGCTTAATGAAAGAACCATTTATGAATAATATGTTTCCAAATAATTATACAAAACCATGGAAGCATAATTTTGAAAAACGCATAGAAAATGTTTCTATATTTTCGCACTATGAAAAAACTCCAAATGATGGTGGAGAAGAATGTGAATATTGTGGAAGAGAAGAGTGCCGTGGACGTGAGTGTGAAGAATATGAAGAAGATGACCCAGAACTTTTAAAAATTTGGGAGAATCGTAAGAAAAACTCTGAAATTACATTACAAGATATTATAAATTCTTTGCCGGAAGGTGTAACTCCAGATCAAATAAAATTATCTCTAAATATAGATGTTGGAGCTTTTTCAGTAAATGGAGCAGAAATAAATTTTTATTATGCAAAAGAATTTCCAGATGATCCAGAAGGGTTTAAAAAAGCAGAAGAAGAGTATAATAAAAATTATCAAACTTATCTTGTTGAAAAAGATAAATATGATCAATGGGTCAAAGAAAAAGAGATAAAAGCATTAGAAGAAAAACTGGAAAAACTTAAAAAATAATCTTGTAAATTGCTATGTATTTATAAACTTGACAACCTATTTTTGGGAATTATATTCTTTTAAGTAGGCTTGAAAGGCGGTTTATTAATTATGGCTTTTGGCATTGCATTGGTTATAGGTTGTTTGGTATTATATACTTTAATTGTAAAAGGTGTATTGTGGAAAATTTTAGTTGGCTTATTTGCATTTTTAGGGATGCACACATTCTTGCTTAATTCTTTTCCATCATCACATAATATTTTTTTATCTATTGGAGACTCTACATTTAGTTATGCAGCAGTTATTCCAGTATTTGTTATTTTTATGGCTTCATTTTATACAAGAGATTAATTATGAAATTGTTGGTTCAAGAATTTTTAGAAACACATTCGTTAAGAGATTTACAGGAGCAACATGGGGTGTATGCTTCGTTCTCTAAATCAGGTCATAAGTTTTCATTAAATTATGATCAAATTGAAGCAAAAGAATCAGATCCTTTGTCACAAGAATGCAGGGGTTTAATTTTATCTGCTGAAGATGGTCGTGTATTTACTCCGGTTGAATCTGAAGGCAGAATGAAGTATGATCATCATATTCCTGGTAAGACGAAAATCTTAGCATTTCCAATGAAAAGATTTTTTAATTATGGTCAAGGTACGGCAGCTAGCATTAATTGGTATGATCCAAATCTTGCTGTTCTTGAAAAACTTGATGGAACGCTCTGTATTGTTTATTTTGATCCTTGGACGAATAAATGGTGTGTTGCAACAAGGTCTGTGCCAGAAGCAGATTTGCTTATGGATAATGGTATTTTTACATTTCGAACTTTATTTGAAAAAGCATTGTTTGATACTACTGGCGGTTTACCATTTGATCAATTTGCTGCAATGTTAGACAAGAATTATACTTATTGTTTTGAGCTAACTACTCCTTATAATAGAGTTGTTGTTTTTTATCCAGAATGCCACATTACACTATTAGCTGCACGTAAAATGTCTTCTTTAAAAGAAGTGAACCCTACTAAAGCAAAGATAGACGTGATTCCAGTTGTACAGGCACATAGATTCATTTCTATAAATGAACTTGTGGATTGGGTATCTTCACTTAATCCTATGGAGCATGAAGGTGTAGTTGTACGTGATTCTGATTTTAATCGCATCAAGGTTAAAAATGCAGCTTATGTTGCATATAATAAAGTTCGTGATGCTCTTGGAACTTCTGAGCGTAATTGTATGGAATTAATTTTGTCTGAAAAAGATGATGATGTTATCCCAATGTTGCCAGAAGAAATTGTCAAGAATCTTCAGAAAATTAAGATTGGATTGCAAGCAACTATTAAATTGTATGATGAGGCTTATATAAAAGCAAAGGCAGAGGCTGATTCTATTAATGCTGGTGACAAGAAAACTTTTGCTATTTTGGTTACTAAAAACAAAGAGTTATGGAATGCCCCATTATTTCAAATGTTTGATGGTAGGGCTCAAAATATGAAAGATTTTATTGTTAAAAATCGCAAAGATGGCACTTGGTCAAATTCTTTTCTTGATAAGCTTTTAGATTTATCAAAAAATTTAAAAGCGTGATATATAACGTTTTTGCAGGGCTTGACGCCGGGTTTATCCGGCGTTACCCTATAAATGACCTTCCACGGTCCTAATCTTTTTATTTCTAAATATGGAGGTAATTATGTTATCACTTTGGAATCCATTAATGATTGAAAAAGTAAAATCAGATAGTAAAATGTCTTCAAAAAATTACTTTGATAGATTATGGTCAGAACCTTTTGAAACTATGTTTAGTGACATATTTCATAATTCTGGGTTAGGAATGGAATATAATAAAAATCAAGATGGAACTTTATCAGTTTCTATTGATATCCCTGGAATTCCAGTAGAAAATATAAATATTGAAGTTTCAGAAGATAAAATTCTCACTGTTAAGGGCGAAAGAAAGACAGCCAAATCTTCTCATTCTGTTTATAAATCCATTAATATCCCTGAAGGATATGATATGGATAATATTAAAGCAGAACTAAAAAATGGTGTTTTAACCTTATCTTTAACAGAAAAAGCAACACCTCAAAAAGAGGTTAAAAAAATTACGATTACTTCTAGCGAGTAATCTTATTAGGGAGAAAAAGCCCGGCTTAAAGCCGGGCTTTTTTATTGTCTAGTGATTTAAAATTTCCAGTATGATATATTAATAAGTATGAATCAATGCTTATTTGAAAATGACTTCAGTGCAGATTGTCTTAGATGGATTAAGATTGTTGAAGAAAAAGGTCTTAAATTACATAAATCAAAAATAAATAAATTAGAATATATTGAGGATCTTGAATTAATTCAAAATAAAATTGAACAAGATAAAGATTCTGCTATGGCATATTTTTTTGCATGTGATTTCCCATATAAAACATATAGAATGCAAAAGATTATTTTAGATAAAAAAGATGCAAAATATGCATTATTATTTGCTCAAAACATCCCAGGATGCGATGTTAAAGCTTTACAAAATATAGTTATTAAATCAAAAAAGATTAAATATATTTGCAAATTTGCATGTTTTGTTAATCATTCTGACAGAGAACCATTAGAAGATTTGATTATAAAATCTAAAAATGTAAAATATTGTCATATGTATATTAAATATGTACAAAATGCAGATATTAATAAATTTAAAGAAATAATACTTAATTCTAAAAAACCAAGATATTTATTTGAATTAGCCAAACATTCAACATCTAAAAGTGAAATATCTAAAATTGAAGATTTAATTATTGAAGCAAAATCATTTACATATATAAGAATGATGGCTGAAAAAATAAAAGGATCTAATATTGATAAATTAGAACAGGCAGTTCTTGATTCAGAAAATTCAAAAGAAATTAAAAAGTTTGCTAAATATGTTAAAAAATCTAAAATGAAAAATTTTTTATTAGTAGTTTAATTTAGCAGGATCACATGCATATAATTTGCAAAAATATTCTAAATCTTTATATGTTATAATTGTTGAGCCACGATCTATAGAAGGATACATTAATGTATCTTCACCTTCAATTCCAAAATTATGTTTTAAACCTAGTGCATGTCCCAATTCATGTAAAACTACCGCTTGATAAGTATCTTTTGACATTCTTGAAGTAACAAGATTAATTGATGGTATAAATCCATCTTTTGTAAAATAAGCTAATGTATGGCTATTATTAATTTCATCTAACCCTATTATATCAGGATTATATTGTGATATTTTTCCAATAATGATTCCATTTTCTGTATCTAACATATCTTCACTTGGTAAAAAAACAACATCAAAATTTATTGTATTATTAGTTCTTTGTGTCCATATAATAGCAGCAGATAAAATATATTCTTGTTCTTCATCATTAAATGAAGGATCTATATATAAAATTCTATGTGTATGAGCTTTATAATCTGGATCTGAAAAACTTGAAATTTGTGAAAATTTATGATATACTAACAATATTATTATTACTGTTAGTAACTTAGATAACCAAAATGTAAGGTTAGTAAGCTTCATATTATGTTGTCAAATAACACTTTTAAATAAAGTGTCAGCTCCCTAACAAATATATTGGAATATTACCCATGGTCAAAATGCGTGAAAAATTGGAACTTCTTAAGGAAGGCGTATTTGTAATGACGCATATTTTGAAAAAAATGCCAGAAATAGAAATTATAACTGATGGTGGCTCTCAATATTATGTTGATTCAGAAATAACTAAAATTGGGACAGATATAGAGCTTTATACAAATACTTATCCAGAACGTGCCACAATTTATCTATCTAAAAATATAGATTTTTATACTGGAGAAAATATATTTTTTACAAAGAGAATATATTCTAAAGAAGTTTTTAACTATGAATTATGTTCTCTTAAACACAATACAATTTCTTTTAAAGAAGATTATTATGATCAACTTATAAAAGTTGGCATTAATACAAAAGCAATGTCAGAAATACAATTAAAAATTGTAGAATTAATATCAAAAAATAAGTACTATATAGATAAAGACTCTGTTCCAAATAGAATTAAAAAACTTTTACCATTTATATAAAATCATGTCCTCTCCTAAATATAATAGAACTTTTCATTTACCTTGGTCAAAAGGCGCATCAAATGATGACAAAATATCTAATAATATTAGCTATTTGCTTAATGTTCCAATTGTAATAACAGAAAAAATTGACGGTTCAAATACTTCTTTAGAAAAAGAAGGATGTTTCGCTAGAACTCATTCTGGTCCTCCAACACATGATTCTTTTAATGGATTAAAAGCATTACATGCTTCAATTAAACATTTAATTCCTGAAGGAATTCAATTATTTGGTGAATGGTGTTTTGCAAAACACTCTATCTTATATAATGCTTTGCCTGGGTACTTTTTATTATTTAATGTAAGAGATTTAAATAATTATCCATATTGGGAATCATGGGAAATGGTTGAATTGTTTGCGGAACAATTTAATATCCCAACTGTACCAGTTTTATTTAATGGAATTATAAATTCTGAAAATGAATTAAAAGAATTAACCGAATCTTTTATGATTGAGCCGTCTAAATGTGGTGGTATAAGAGAGGGTATAGTGGTACGTGTTGCTAATAGTTTTTTAGACGAAGAATTTTCAACACATGTTGCTAAAATGGTAAGAGCAAATCATGTGCAAACTTCTACTCATTGGAGAGAACAAGAAATTATTAGAAACAAATTACTATAAATATGGAATATAATAATGAGCTATTCACATGAACAATTACGAAATTTAGTCAAAAATGATATTGCAAAATTTATTAAAATATTAAATAATCCAAATTGTGATGTTTATACATTAACATTTGCTGCTGAACTTCTTGGAGAAGAGGTTCTTGATGAAAAAATAGTTGTTCCAATTTTAAAAAAATTATTAAAACATATTAATGCAGTAGTTAGAGAAGGAGCCATAATAGGAATTATGGCTTTTTTTGAAGGAAAATCATTACCAGAAGATATATTAGAAATAGTAAGGCATATTTTTAAAAATGATCCATCTACTGAACTCAAACTATATGCAGAAGACATATTAAAGGATTATCAATGAAATTGTTAAGTTGTATTATTTGTGATGGTGAAGTAGATATTATAAATAATGATTATAATGTTAATAAAAAAGTTAAATGTAGATCTTGTGGTTTTTCTAACTTTGAATCACAACAAAAAGCTCCTGAAGTCTTAATTATAAGAAAGCGCAATACTGAATGAGTAAATATAATTTTGATCTTGATATGCATTCAGATAATTCCAACTCTGTAATATTAAAAAATATAAACCCCAATAGTAAAGTATTAGAAATTGGCTGTGCTCATGGAAGAATGACCAAATATTTAAAAGAAAATCTTAAATGTAATGTAACTATTATAGAAAAAGATCTTGAAGCAGGTTCTATTGCACAACAATGGGCATCATGCCATTATATTGGATCTAATGGAGATATTGAAAATGATTTTGCAATAATGCATTTAAAATTACAAAATGTTAGTTTTGATTATATAATATTTGCTGACGTTTTAGAACATTTACATGATCCAAAAATTGTTTTAAAATCTGTTAAAGACCTTCTTAATAATAATGGTTCAGTTTGGGTTTCAATTCCAAATATTGCTCATAATTCGGTTTTAATTGATTTGTGGAATAATAAATTTGAATATAGAGATATTGGATTATTAGATAGTACTCATATAAAATTTTTTACAGAAAAAAGTTTAAGAGCAATGGTCGAACAAATTGGATTTAGTGTTGTTAATGAAATTAATTTGAGAAATCAAGTAGGATGCACTGAATTTAATAATGATTATTCAGATGTTCCAGAAGAAATTGTAGATGCTCTTAAAAATAGACAATTTGCAGATATATATCAATTTGTTTGGGAATTAAAGGTTAAGTAATATGGCTCATCAATCGCAAAGGGATTTTTTTAATAAAATTAAGAATAAATTTCCTCATTTGTTTATGTCACAAACAGTTCTTGATGTTGGCTCATTAGATATTAATGGTAATAATAAAATATTTTTTACTAATTGTAAATATTATGGATTAGATGTTGCTCCAGGACCAAATGTAGATATTGTTTCTTTAGTCCATGAACATAATGTTCCAGATGAAACATATGGTGTTATAATTTCTGGTTCATGTTTTGAGCACGATCGTTATTATAAACAATCTCTCAAACAAATAATAAAAATGCTTAAATCTGGTGGAATATTTTTATTTACGGCGCCAACAACAGGTTATCCAGAACATGGCACTAGAAGATGTCAACCAGAAGATGCTCCATTATTAACATCTAATCCAGAGTGGGAAGATTATTATAAAAATCTTACGGAGCAGGATATAAGAGAAGCAATTGATGTTGATATGATATTTTCTGATTATAAATTTGAAGTAAATTTACAACCAGATAATTATAATGATTTATTTTTTTATGGTATTAAAAAATAAGAAAGAGAGTATAAAATGACAAGAATTTGGCCATCAGCAATGCAAGACGCTCAAGAATTAGAAGAGTTTTTACAAGTTATTAGAGATATTGGCGCAAAGAAAATTCTTGAGATTGGAACTTGTGGTGGCGGAACAGCAGCAGCAATGGCATCTACTGGTGCCGAAGTTTTGACTATGGATATAGTTGATGCATCTGGAACATACCCTTGGGAAAAAGAAGAATATAAAAAAGAATTTCCAAATGCTAAAGTTAAATTTATGTGTGCAGATTCAAGACCATGGTATACTCCACCAAAAGTACAAGATAATTATGATTTAGTTTTTATTGATGCAGATCATACTGATTTTTCTCAATATACAGATTTTAAAAATTATGCATGTATGGGTAAAGTTGTAGCTGTTCATGATACAAATCAATGGCAAACTAGAACTCAAGATGATTGGTTTCCACGCAATTTTTGGCGTTTAGTTATGCAAGATGGCTCATATAATACTAAAGAAATTTTAAGCCCAACTAATACTGGTGGTCTTGGTGGAATTGGTATTATATTTATGAAGCCAGGAGATTATGAAAAATTAGTTAAAATGTTTGAAAAATACTTATTAAGTAAGTTGGGTTAAATGATAACAGTTTATACTGTATCTTATAATGAATCTCATATTATTAAATTTATGATTGATCATTATAAAAAAAGATTTCCATCAGCACACATTGTAGTTTATGATAACTATAGTACAGATAATACTGTTGCTATTGCAAAAGAAAATAATGCTGAAGTAAGATATTTTGATACAAATAATAGATTTGATGATACCAAACATATTCAAATAAAAAATAATTGTTGGAAAGAACCTTCTAAATATGATTGGGTATTAACTTGTGATACAGATGAAATGCTTGATATTTATGAAGATCAATTAATTGAAGAAGAAAAATTAGGCTCTACCATTATTACATCTGATGGTTGTAATATGGTTAATATGGAAAATAATTTAGATTTACATAATATTAAATATGGCGAAAAATATTCACAATATAGTAAATCTTATTTGTTTAATAAAAAATTTATTAAAGAAATAAATTATTCTCATGGATGTCATAGTTGTAGCCCAATAGGTCATGTTAAATATAGTGATAAAGCTTATTTAGCATATCATTATGCTTTAGTAAATCCAGATTTAATGGTTGCAAGATATAAACAAAATTCTGCAAGAATGAGTGAAGAAAATATAAAAAATAATTGGGGTTCTCATTATTTCTTATCTGAAGAACAATTAAGAATTAATTTTGAAACACGTAGAAAAAATGCAATAAAAATAATACCATGAAATATTTAGAAGATAATTCAACATTCCCGCTTTCTGAAGTTTTGCAATTAATGCAAAATCGTATTATGAATAAAACAAAATATTTTGGAATAACTACCTGGAAAAATCCAATAGATTATTGGGTTTATCAAGAAATTATTTTTGAACATAAACCAGATGTTATAATTGAAATAGGAAATGCTTTTGGTGGAAGTGCTTTGGCTCTTGCACATATTTGTGATAATATTGGTCATGGTAAAATTATAGGCGTTGACATTAATCATAATTCATTATCTGAATTATCTATTAATCATAAAAGAATTACATTTATAGAAGGTGATGCTTGCGAGATGTTTGATGCTGTAAATAAATTTATTAATCCAAATGATAAAGTTCTTATTATAGAAGATAGTTCACATACATATGAAAATACATTAAATGTTTTAAGAAAATATAGCGGTTTAATTAAACCAGGAGATTATTTTATAGTTGAAGATAGCATTTGTCATCATGGACTTAATGTTGGACCAAATCCTGGACCATATGAAGCAATAAATGATTTCTTAAAAGAAAATTCAAATTTTGTTTGTGATAGAGATAAAGAATCATTTTTTATAACATGGAATCCAAAAGGCTTCTTAAAAAGAATATAAGGACAATTTATGAGCAAATTAGATATAGAAGTGGTAATAACATCTTATAATCGTTGGCATTTATTAAAGCCATGCGTTGATTCTTTATTATCTATGATTGGAAATGATTATAAAATAACATTAATTGAAGATTCTGCAAAACCTCATATGAAAGAAAATATTGAAAGAGAATTTGGAAATAAAGTTAATTTTATTTTTAATGAACAAAATCTTGGACAACTTAAATCAATTGATAAGGCTTATTATCAAGTTAAATCAAAATATATTTTAAAAGTTGAAGATGATTATGTTTTCCATGGAAATAAAAATTTTATGCAAGAAGCTATTGATGTATTAGAAAATGTACCACATGTACATCATATATGGTTACGTCATTTAAATAATTATATGGTAAGTCATGGTCCTGGATATGATTCAAATTTGTTTGAGCCATCTGTACTATCAACTCCAAATGGAACTCAATATAAAATGTTAACCGCTAACCATTATGGTGATTGGAGTGGTTTTACTTTTATGCCGCATGTTGAAAGAACTGCAGATTATCATTTAATGTTTCCAAGTGGATATTTTAACGCCTCTCAAGGGAAAATAGGTGTTCTTGGTGAAAAAATGTGTAGTGATAATGCAAAATATAAATTTAATTTAAGAGCAGCTCAATTAATTAATGGTTGCTGCGAGACTCGTCATAATGAAACAACTTATAGGTAAACCATGATTGACATTTATCTTTTATGTTTTAATGAAGAAAAAATATTACAATTTGTAATAGACCATTATAGAAAATATATGCCTAATGGAAATCTTATATTTTATGATAATATGAGTACTGATAATTCTGAAAAGATTATTAGAGATAATGGTTGCGAAATAAGAAAATTTGATACTGGAAATACATTTGATGATGCAAGGCATATGCAAATAAAAAATAATTGCTGGAAAGAGCCATCTAAAAATAATTGGGTATTAACTGCTGATTTAGATGAATTAACATGTATTACAGAAGAACAATTACTTGAAGAAGAGTCAAAAGGAAGCACAATCATATCATGTGAAGGTTTTACATTTATTGGAGGTTTGACTGGATGTGATCTTCCTTCATTAAAAAAAGGAATTAGAGATGGCGGATATGATAAAAAATATATCTTTAATAGAAGACATATCCAAGAAATGAATTATAGTCCTGGAGCACATTATTCAAATCCAGTTGGGAATGTTAAATATTCTGAAAATAAATATAAAACATTACATTATAAATGGATTTCATTAGAATATGTTATGAACAGACATAATATGTATGCTCAAAGAATGAGTCAAACAAATAAAAAAAATGGCTGGGGAATTCAATATTATTGGACTAATGAAAAATTAACAGAAGTCTATAATTCATTATTACCAAGTTTGATTGATATTATATAAGGATTTAAATATGAAATTAAAAGATTTAGTTGAAACAAAAAATTATGTAACTGATAAATTCACATCACATCAATATTTAAATACATATGATGGATTATTTTCTCCATTAGAGACAAGTGTTAAAAATGTACTTGAAGTTGGTATTCAGAAAGGTGAATCATTATTAGTTTGGAAAGATTTATTTATAAATGCGAATGTTTATGGTGCAGATATTGATCTATCTCCACTTACAATTGATAGAAATCAATCAAGAATTTCTGTTGCAGGCGGAAATGCCTATGATCTTAATTTTATGAATACTCATTATTCAAATATCAAATTTGATATTCTTATTGATGATGGACCTCATACATTAGAGTCTATGATATTTTTTGCTGCTCATTATTCATCATTACTTGCTCCAAATGGAATTATGGTAATAGAAGATATTCCAGTATTAGATTGGACAAATTCAATTCGTAACGCATTACCAGAACATTTAAAATCTAAAGGTCAAACAGTTGATTTAAGACATATTAATAATCGCTGGGATGATATTATGTTTATAGTTAAATCATGAATAGAAATCATAGAATAAAAATTTTAAATAAATTAGCGCAAGAAACTAAATCTGTTTCTGGATCCCCTAGAAGTTTTAATATTTCAACTAAATATCCTACAACAACTTTAGGTTTAACTGCTAAAAATACAGTTCTTTTAAATAAGGTTGGTGATTTATTAAATAATGCATTATATTATTTAAGCTCTGGCAAAAAAGATCTTGAATGGATGAAAAGCGTTAATTTTAACTTTGATGTTTCATCTGAATCATCAGTTGATCTTAAAAATATAATGCTTTTCTGCAAATTATTATATCATAATTTAATGACTAATTTAGGTGTAGATTTTAAAGAGCAATTATCAGAAGATGAAATTGCTAATAGGGTAAAATTATTATCAACAAGTCAACCATTAACAAATTTATCATCTTCAAATTTAGATGGTCAATTAAGTTCTAAAATTGGTGGTAATTTAAAAACTTTAATTTTACAAGCCTTAACGCAAATTAAATAAGCGTTATATTATATGCATGGCAACTTCTCTTAAAGACAGAATTGATTCTTATATAGAATCAACAAATATAAAATTACTACCAAAAGTACCTCTTATAATAAGTACTAATGGTCGTTCTTTTTCTAAAAATACTTCTCTTTTAGATAAGCCATATTGTCCAAAATTTGCAGAATGTATGTTTTCTACAATGTTAAAGTTATGTACTGACATTGATGGATGCGTATTTGCTTATCAGCATAGCGATGAAATTACTATTGCAATTAGAAATGATCAAAATATAGATACTAATCCATGGTATGATAATAAAATTCAAAAAATATGCTCTGCAGTCTCTTCAATTGCAACCATGCACTTTAATATGTGTGCAGACAAAATAAATCTTAATTTACTTGGTGAGCCAATATTTATTACAAATGTTTATGCTGTACCAAATATTGCAGAAGCAATTAATTCATTTGTTTATAAACAACAACAAAATTTTCAAACATCAATTCAATTTGCATGTTTTTATGAATTATTAAAAAAATATGATAAACCAACTATTAAAGAAATGTTGGCAGGATTAAGTGTTGATGAAAAAGTTGAATTATTAAATCAAGAATGTAATATAGATTTTAATGAATATCCAGATGAATATAGACGTGGAGCGGCATGTTATAAGATACCTAAAGTTGTAAATGGTATAATGAAGAATAAATGGTTTGTTAATCCTAATTTACCAATCTTTACAAAAGACCAATCATTCCTTAGTAATATTTTTAAGAATGGCGCTGATATTTTTAGACATGATAGTTTTTAACTATGAAAAAGAAATGTTTTGAGTTTCCAAATAAAATAAGATACAATACTAAACGAGATGCAGAAACAGCAATTCTTTTATCAGATAAACCAAATCATTTAAAAGTATATAAATGTGAAACTTGCAATGGATGGCATTTGAGTTCTAATGTTCTTTAATTCAACTGGCATTTTAAAATATTCAGACAATCCTTATAAATTGGTTGTGGAAGTTGACGAGGAAACTTCTCGTTATTATCGTTTTCTAATTCCGAAGTATTATTGTGTGGCGCCGCAAAAATATTCGGCTCATATTTCTGTAGTTCGCAAAGAAAATCTAATCAATATCCAAAATTGGAATAAATATCAAGGAAAATTAATTTCATTTAATTATGAAAATATTATTTATAGTGATGAAGTTTATTTTTGGTTAAATGTATTCTCTAAAGAATTAGAAGATATTCGTGTAGAATTAGGTTTAGAAAGCACCAGTATTTTAACTAAATCTCCAGATGGAAAACATAAATTTCATATAACAATTGGAAATATAAAACATTTGCCCAGGTAATTTAAAAAATTAAACCCGGTTGACATTCAAAAAAAAATGTTTAAACTAACTGTAGTGGTATGCTTTAACGCCAACCTATAAATCAAAAAATAAAAGAAATGTCAGATCAAAAAGAAGAGAAAGATATAAATCTTGTAAAAGTTACTAATAATAAGATATATAACTATTATGCCCCTTTAGTACAGTGGTAGTACAAGGCACTTGTAACGCTTAAACGCCGGTTCGATTCCAGGCATGGGGCTCCAATTAAAACTTGGTAGGTGGTACGTAACCAATCGTATCCGAGCAATACTCGGGGAAGTCCATCCTCGTGATTCAAGACGGACATTAAGCCCTTTTAGTATAGTGATAGTACACGTTCTTGGTACGAATGAGGCTCAGGTTTGATTCCTGAATAGGGCTCCAGAGTCTGATCGCAGTTTGATGGTGAAGTTGATCAGTCCACCAAGTATCTTTGTGGGAAGCTATAAACCATCATATGCTAGTATCGTATAGTGATATTACGCTGCCTTCGTAACGCAGACACATGAGTTTGATTCTCATTGCTAGCTCCAAAATCACCAAATATCTGGTGGTTTTTTATTTGGGGATGCTCAGGTTTCGACGTGGTTTAGAATTGTTAAAATGCAGATCAAGGATGATTACAGCCTTGCAAAAAGTGATCGACGTATAAATGCTAACGACAATGCATTTGCTCCAGTTGCTCAAGCAGCTTAATTGGATATTTCTTTGATAAGGTATCTTGAGTAATCAAAGAAGTATTAAAATCACTAAAGATAGTTATTATTTTGGTTACGAGAATAATAGCGAAATAAACAGTAACTAGCCCGAAAGAGTTAATATCTTTCACTGATGTCAGTTTCAGAAAATAATTGAATATATCTGTGAATGAATTTTGATGAGGACAAATTGCGGACGGCGATTCGATTTCGCCCATCTCCACCAAAATTTTCTATCACCTCCACAAGAGGTGGTATATATGTAAGTATGAAAACAATCAAATTACAATGTCATTATTGTAAAAATTATTTTGACAAAGATTTAAGAGAATATAATAGACAAATAAAAGCTAATAAAAATAGATTTTACTGTAATTTATCATGCGTTTCTTCTCAAAGAAATATTGATTTTCCAAGTAAAGGTTATCCACAATTTCTTATACCAAATAATAAAAGAGACGAATATACTCCATTCAGATATTACGTATTAAAAGGTAATTATAGAAATAAAACAAAAAATTATGGATGTAATATCACTGTTGAATATTTAAAAAATCTTTGGGATTCACAAAATGGTATATGTCCATTTACTGGTTGGAATTTAATATTACCAAATAATACTAAAAATATGTGGGATAAGCCAAACCCAGCAAATGCATCTCTTGATCGCATAGATAATTCAAAAGGATATGTTGAAGGAAATGTTAGATTTATTGCAGTAATAGCGAATTACGCTAGAAACAATTTCACTGATGATCAATTAATTGATTTTTGCAGATCAGTTATTAAAAATAAAAATATATGATATTACTTAATGATTTAGATGCAAATGAAATAATTCCTGGTCTTTGGGTTGGATCAAAACCGCCAAAAGGCGAATTTTTACATAAAAATGGTTATACTCACGTAGTATTATGTTCTCCTGATTATCAATTGCCAGTATATGATTTTCCAAATGTTAATGTTATTCATTGTCCATTTGAAGATATTGATAATATAATGAGTAATAGTACTATGGCATTAGTATTTGTTACTGCCAAATTAGTTGCAGAAGCCCATAAAGCTGGTGGAAAAGTATTAGTAACTTGTTATGCTGGTTTAAATAGAAGTGCATTAGTAGCCGCTCTATCATTAAGAGTATTAGGTTATTCTTCTTTTTTTGCAATTGAATCGCTTAGAACAAATAGATCTAAAAGATGTTTAGAAAATAAAACCTTTGAAAGACTTGTTGGTGGAGTAAATAAATCTTCAGAATTTTATTTAGGTTAAATTATGAAATATCCTTTAAAAAATAAACAATCATCAATTCCAAATGAAGGGGCTGTTGGTGATTTATAATGATTTTTTAAGATCACTCCATTTTCTTTCTAATATAAAATTATACTTCTTAATTTGAAGAATGTTTCCTAGTTTGATAATATCATTTTTTCGATTGATTAAAAATCTTCCATAACATTTATCTTCTGGCATTATTATTTGATAACTGCCATCATAACCAAGTTCTTTTAATGTTTGTTCAAACCATATAATTATATTTTTATTTGAAACTAATCCAAATTGCTTTCTTTTTGGCGTAAAGGATAAATGCCCATCACCGTCAATTAGTCCAAGTAAAAATGGAATAATAATATTTCTATCTGTAATAGTTGGAATAGTTCCAACGTATGTTTTATTTGGTACAAGCCCCCATTCTGAAAAATCCTGTGTAAACACTTTTTTTTCAGTATAGACTAAATTATAAATTGGCTTGCATATATAATTGTTATTAATTATTTTTCTAATTTTACTTTCACTTTTAGTAATTTTAGTTGGATCAAACCCAGTCCAATCACAAAACATGTTTAAAATATTTAAGTCTTTTTCAGCAATCGAAAATTTTAATACATATGAATATTTTTTAGGATTATTTTTTAAGCAGCCATCTGCTAACGCAAATCCCATAAAATATGCTAATTTTTCATTCTTCTTAAAGAAGAATTCATGATTGAATTTATTTTTCGGCTCTTTATTACTTTTTCTATATGAAACTGGCTCGTTATTGGCATGTAATATTTTTAATATTGGACCATATGATACAGAATATTCTTTAGCTATTTCTGTACAAGTCATCCCAGATCTATATTTTTCACATATTACTTTGTGTTCATTTTTATTTATTTTTGAGGACATATGCACTATCCTTTACTAAATTTTAAAATACCCAAATTTGGGGCTGTTGGCGATTTTGGATATCGAAGATCTTTTTACCACCACAGTGGTATAGATTTATATTGCCAAAAAGATGAAAAAATCTTTGCAATTGAAGATGGAATTATAACAAATATTGAAATTTTTACTGGACCAAATGCAAATCCAAAATCTCCATGGTGGAATGAGACATTTTCAATAATGATTGAAGGAGCTTCTGGCGCTATTGGTTATTGTGAGTTGTTACCACTTCCTCATTTAAAAATTGGATATAAAGTAAAAGAAGGCGAAATAATTGCTCAAATTATTCCTGTCCTTAAAAAGGATAAAGGAAATGGAACTACAATGCTTCATTTAGAGCATTATGTGTCTGGAACTAAAGATCATGTAACTTGGGTTCTTGATACTGAAAAACCAAAAGAATTATTAAATCCCCGTTATTTATTAGAATCAATAAACAAGTAATAGTGTGATATATAATTAAGAAAAATCATGAATACATTTTTATAGAACTACAACGCTAGAGCACCTCCTAATAAGTTATGTTACGGTTTGTGTAATTTAACTTTAATAAGGTGTTTTATGAAAAATTTATTAATTTATAGTTCAAAATATTGTTTAATTGGAAAAATAAAAGGTTTAGCTGTAGAGGCTAAACGCGTAAGAAACCGACTACTTAAAAGTAAGTCGGATTTAGCCATTTCTAGACAAATGTATAATAAGTTAGCAGTTGGTGACGATGTTCGTCATCATTTGTTGGCTTATGCCTTTTTACGTGGTACACCATATTCTGTTCTTGAAAAGAAATGTCGCAAAGATAACAAGCCAAATGTTAAAAAAATTTTGGACATTGTTTTATTTTATTTAAATGAAACTTCATTTCAAAAATTATATGAAGAAAAAATAAAAAAATGGCTTACAGGAGAATTGTCATGAGTAAGGAAGGTAAAATGTTATAGATTAAAGAAGGTGATAAACTTTATATTATTACTAGAGAAGATATTTCAAAGGGCTATCAAGCGGTACAATCGATACATGCCGCTATTGATTTTGGATTTAATCATCCAGAAATTTACCAAGAATGGTTTAAAAAATCAAATTATTTGGGTTTACTTTCTGTAGCAAATGAATATGAATTAAATAATTTGATTGAAAAGGCTATTAATTCTGGAATTAAATTTTCAGTTTTTAAGGAGCCTGATATTGGTAATCAAATTACAGCTATAACTTTTGAACCTGGTATTAAAAGTAAAAAGTTATGTGCAAACCTTAAGCTTGCATTAAAGGAGGCTTAAGAGAAGATATAATAGATTATGCGTCAGTAGCTCAGTAAGAACAAAAAGTATGTATACTACCGAGTATGTTCACAGAACGAGCGCCCGCCATTTAAGCGGGAGGAGATCAGTGCGAATCTGATATGACGCTTTTATTCTCCCGTAGCTCAGAGGCAGAGCCGGAACTTCTAACATTCTTGGGACGTGGGTTCGATCCCCACCGGGAGAGCAGGTCACTATAGCTTAATAGATTAAAGCTGGAATCTCTAAAATTCTGTAAATACGGGGGCAGAGCCCGTTAGTGGCACTATATAGTAAATAAATGATATAGATGTATTATGACTAAAACAGAAATGCAATCTAGAATTAGAGTTTTGAGGGAAGAATTAGAAAATCGTCATAGATTTGGTGTAACCAAATTAGCACAGGAAAATGGTGAGTCAATTTCAGTTGAAGCCTTACAATTAGAATTATATTCTTTAATATATAAAGTATCAAAAATGGAATGAAAGAATTAATATTAAAAATAGAATTAATTCCAGAAAAATGCTGGTTTTCAAATGTTCGTTCTGAGGTTTCTCCAAAAGAATGGGACAAAATAAAAAAACAAGTTTATTCTGATGCTTATTATGTATGTCAAATTTGCGGTGATGTTGGTCCTCACCATCCAGTTGAAGCTCATGAAATTTGGGATTTTAATGATAAAAAATTAACTCAAACTTTAATTGGAATGATTGCTCTTTGTCCAAATTGTCATTTAGTTAAACATATGGGATTTGCAAATATTTCAGGAAAAAGAAACATTGCAACCAATCACTTTATTAAAGTAAATAATCTTAAAAAAGATGAAGCTCAAAATTTAATTAATGACGCTTTTGCTTTATGGAAAAAACGAAGTCAATATGTTTATAAGCTTGATATTTCATATTTAAAAAAATATGGAATTAATATAGAAATATTAAAGAATGAAAAATTATTATAATTTATATGGGCATGCTCTTGGTTTAGTATCTGAATCAGCAATGGCTTCAGAACAAGAAATTAAATCAGAAATAGCATTAATTGAAGAAATAATTGGCACTGAATATTATGATGGCGAAGGTGATGATTTATTACGGTATATTGTTGCATACTTAAAAAGAAAATTATAATTATCCTCGTGGTCTAAAGGATGGGCACCAGTTTCCTAAACTGGTATAATGCAAGTTCGAGTCTTGTCGAGGATGCCAAAATTTATCAATAGTATTGTATCTTCTTATGAAGAACGGAAGAATTTGCACTAAACATGGATGTCAAAAAACTGAATATAAAAATTCTAATGGAACCTCGCAGTAAAGTTCTTTCAACTTTTCTAAAGAAGAAGATATTAGAGCATGTTGGAAATTATCTAATCTGCGCCCTTACTCTGCTAAACTTAATGTTATAGAAGGAGATAGAAAGATAGGAAAATAGAATGGCAAAAAATGGCATCATCCTCGCAGGCGGAACGGGATCAAGATTATTTCCATTAACACATGTTATAAATAAACATTTACTTGGAATAAATGGACAATTTATAATTGATTATCCAATTAATACCCTTAAACAAATGGGTGTAGAAAATGTAACTGTTATCTTGGGTGGAGCGCATTTCTCTCAAGTGGTTGGCTATTTGCAAGATGGCTCACGTTACGGAATGAATTTTAATTATGTTTATCAGGGCGAACCAAAAGGAATTGCCCATGCGATCTCATTATGTAAGAAGCAATTATCTGATGATAATGAATTTGCTGTTGTTCTTGGAGATAATATTTATGAAAATCCTATTAAATGGAATTCTTCTCCAGGAAAAGCACAAATAGTATTACATAATCATCCAGAATTAACTCGTTTTGGAGTTGCTTCACTTGATGGTGAAAAAATTGTAAATATACAAGAAAAACCAAAAACTATTAATTATAATTTTGATAATTATGCAATAACTGGATGTTATTTATTTACAAAAGAATATTTTGATTTTTTTGAAACCATGAAGCTAAGTGCTCGTGGTGAATATGAAATTACAGATATTATTAATAGTTACAATAAAGAGTCAAAATTAGATTGGACAACTGTAGATGGCTTATGGAGTGATGCAGGCACTCATGAATCAATTAGTTTTGTAAATAATTATTTTTATAATTATAAAACAAAATAACAATTGATATAATATATTATGAATTTGTATTTCACATCGAGGAATTATGAAAATTTGCACAATTGGTAACGGATTTGTTGCCTCTCATCTTAATTATGAAATGATTGATACTAGATTAGAAACTGATTCAAAAGCAATTGCAAATGTATTAGACAAATATAAACCAGATGTTTTGATTAATTGCATTGGTAAAACGGGCAGACCAAATATTGATTGGTGCGAATCTCATAAAGAAGAGACTGCGGCAATAAATACTGCATTGCCTATTCTTTTGGCAGAAGAATGTGCCAAGAAATCTATACATATGATTCATATTGGATCTGGATGTATTTTCTTTGGAGAATCTCCAAATTATATGTATATAGGAATGACAGGAGCACCAGGAGTTAAATGCGAATTAGGTTGGAAAGAAGATGATTTTGCAAATCCAAAATCTCATTATTCAAAAGCAAAATATGCCTGTGATTTAGTATTAGGTAATATGGATAATGTTACAACTCTTAGAATTAGAATGCCAATTTCTTCTGTAAATAATCAAAGAAATATTATTAATAAACTTCGTGGTTATTCTCAAATAATTGATATTAAAAACTCAATGACATTTATGGATGATTTGGTGAGATGTATTGATTGGGTTGCAAAAGAAAAACATACTGGAATTTTTCATGTAACTAATCCACAACCAATTACTGCCGCTCAAATAATGAATGAATATAAAAAATATGTTCCATCACATAATTTTTCCATTATAGATGAAGGTGAATTGGATAAATTAACTTTAGCAAAAAGATCTAATTGTATATTAGATACTAGTAAATTAAACAATAAGGGCTTCTATATGACTAACTCAGAAGAAGCATTAACAAAATGTATGTCAGAATATATTAAAAATATTTAAATTGGAGATTTATGTCAAATAATAACTTAACTATTGATCTTAAGCCACGTGAAGATAAAGATGGACAAATTTTTTATGTTGGAAAATTAAAGGCGCCTGTGGCAATTAATTGTCAAAAGGGAGCTGTCTTTCTTGTATTTATATCTGATCAAGGTGGTGAGCAATTACAAATTGCACTTATGAATAATAAGGATGATAAGGATGATGAGTAAAAATACTCATTTTGAAGATTTATGGGAAATGTGTGAAACCTTTCATAAAAATTCTGAAGGTTTCACACAACCATTAGATTTAGATGAATTAATAATGAAAATTGGTTTATATCAATCTTTTGCAAAGAAAACAAATATTTCAGCTGAAGAATTACAAAAAGTAAAATCTCGCGTTTTAGGCGAGATCTTATTTTTTTTAACTAACATCTCTGTAAGAGATGATGTTGATGTATTCAATGCTCTTTTAGTTGCACTTAATTCACGACAAGTTACTTAACTTGTCCAACTAAAGTAGTAACAGTAAATTCAGCAGTACATCCACTTAATGGAGAATTTGGTTTAGTTTGAGCGGTTTGAAAATCTGCTCTTAATTTTGCCAATAATCCTGTGTTTGGATTTTCTGCTGAAAGTTTTGCTGCATCTGTATTTACTGTTAAAGTAACATCTACATTATAAGCTAATGACATTGCGGTTGGGTCAGCACCTTCTCTACTAAGAGAAACTGTTGGTTTACCGCTAACTCCATTTGTAACTAACCAATTGGTTGCAGAATCTAAAGCTAATTTTTTTAAAGCCTCATCAGCCATACCAGTATCTACTCCTAGTTTTTGTAGGATTTTATTTTGTATTTTTTGTTGTTTAATAACGATACTGGCTAATTTTTTGATAATTTCTCTATCTGACATGGTTATCCTTTTAGTGTTTGTTGAAGTAAATATACTGATTCTTCTCTTTTGCTTGCAATTGACATAATCATGTCGTCAAGACCAAGCGTCATCTTGTCTTCATCCTCAAAGCATTTATAAGCATCTTGGGAGAATTTAATAAAATCTTTCTCAATGGCAAGTGATAATTCTGCTGGTGAATCTTTAAGCTTTCCATATTTTAATAGAACTTTGTTTAAAAGTTCAGTCTGTAAAGTAAAGTCTAAACATTCTTCTCCAAATAATCCCATAAATTTTTCAGCAGCAGAATCAAGATTTTCTAATGCAGAATCATATAATCTTCCAAATAATAGATGATCTCCATAAAAATCATCACCTTTGGTAGTCCAATGATTTTGTTGGTGAATTAAAGCAATTGCTTTAAGAGAAGCAATATAAATAGCGGCAACTTTACAGCATTTTTCCATAATTTTCTCACACAAATTTTACAAAATTAAAAAGGCAGTAGGTGCCCGATCTATATCCCCATTTAAATCTTTAAATATTGGCATGCAATCAATAATATTTTTTTAGAGTCTCTCGACAAAAAGTGAGGGGGTATATATAGGGGGAGTAGGTATTAGATCCCTATAGGAGTATATGAAAAAAGAAAAGACCACTAAACAGTATTACTTTATAGATCAATCTCATCAAGAAGTAGTAGATCAGCTAAATAAAGATTTACCAGTAAATCTTAAGTATAATGAAGATTTAGTTAATAGAGTATATGAACGTTATCCTTTTATTAATAAAGCTGACATTAGTTTAATAATTAAAGCTACTTTTCAAAGTTTTAGAGATTTATTGGTGTTAGGTAAAATTTTAAATTTTAATAAATTATTTTTTGACACCAAATTATTTGTATTTGACCACAGAAAAAAAGGACGTATATTTGCGTCTTTAAAGGCAAAAATTTCTACACCCCCAACAATGTTGAAAAATAATGAATAAAATAGAAGAATTATTACAAGATAATTATGAATTAGATGAAAGTTTAAATGCATCTATTGATATGATTAAATTTAAAGAAAATGTAAAACAATTTTCTTCAGATAAATTATGTGATATTATTGTTTCACATAGATATCTTGGATTTAATGAAGAAGCTGCAATTGTATGTATGGAAGAACTTTCTAATAGAAGAAATAATGGTGATACGTTTTTGTTTGAACAGATTATTGATGAAAAACAAAAAGAATTACCAGAAATTAATTTTTCAATACCAGATTTAAGATCTGTTCTTAGTCAATTTGTTAATACAATAAAGGTAAAATGAATAAACTTACGTATGAAATAGTTAAACATATTTTTCAAAATTTTGGGGTATTTGACACGCAATCACATCATTTTAAATCATTACGAAGTAAAGAATTTAGACTTAATAAAAATATTACGTTAGTAAATGAAAATAAAGATATTGAAAATAAGATTTGGGGATGTCAACAATTGTTTGGTACTCAATTAATGACAGTATTATTAAGCGATTTATCAGTTGAAAATGATAAATCATATTGTTTAATTGTGCAATTAAAAGATGCACCAGCTTATGGCTTGTATTTAAATTTAGATTCTAATTTGTTTGATGAGTCATTAATAGCATGTACAGTTAATAATAAAGATTGGATTACATGTAATCTTCATTTACAAGCAACTTTTCTTGCAGGAATGGAAAATATAAAAGAAATTGGTTTTTCTTGGAAAAAACCAGAAGAATTTGCAGAACAATATGAATTGATGCTATCTTTTATTAAATATTATAATTCTTTATTTGGAGACATTAATGAAGGGCAAGAAAGTTGATACTGAATTTTTAAGTTCTTTTATTGAAAGTTGTATTGCAAAAAACATAACAACAACTGAAGATATTTTAACTGAAGCGCGCACTCAAATTGAAAGTATTGATAAAAAAATAATTGAAGTAGAAAAATTAAAAATTGTTAGATCTAAAATATTAGATGTAATAACAACATTTGATGTTTCAAAAAATCCAAATAAAATAAATGATTCTAAAATTTTACCGCTTTATAATATAGCCAACCCCCATATTTGTAAGTTTATTTGTGAAAAAATTAAAAATGGACCAGTTAAAGTTACTTCTGTTATAACTGATAAGTTTCTAAAACAAGATATAATGTTTAGTGTTAAACAGTTATTAGAAACAAAAGTTATTATTAGAGCTGGAGAGTTATTATCTCGTGGTGAGATGTATCATAATTATATGAAATTGGTGTTATGTAATGAATGAAAAATTACCAAACAATATAGATAAAAGAACATTATGGAGATATGTTAATAAAAAGATTAACAGAAAAATACAGTCATTTCATGTTATGAGTGTAATAAATATATTATTTGATGAAATGATAAAAGATTTAAAATCTGGCAAGTTAATAAAGATTTTTAATCTTGGATCTCTTTATCTTAAAAATACTAAACCACGATTATATTTTGATATAAGATATCAAACATTAATGATGTCTGCTGGGAACAAAATTTTAAAATTTGTTTTATCTCCTAAATTCCGTAAAAAAATAATAAAAAAAATAGACATTGACAAGACGTTTGGGGATGATTAATATGAAAAAAGGTGCTAGAGAGATTGTTTTTGTTTGTAGTGCAATTATTAATAATTTATTAACCAATAAAATAATACCGGCTGCTTCTCCAAATGAAGCGGCTGATTTGTTTTTTAATGAATTTAATGTTAGACCGCAAGAGTCATTGGGTCCGTTTTATAAAAAACGCACTCAAGTTATTGAAACAACAAGAACATTAAAACTAACTAATCAAAGCAAAAAAGCAATTTATGAAGATTGGTTAGTTAATGCATTTTATTTGCAAGAACCAGAAGGCTATGCATATTTAGTATTTTTAAAACGCACTGATAATAAAAAAATACCATCACCAAAAGGTGTGGTTACTGTACCAATTAGTAATTTGAGGTTATTATAAATGAACAAAGTATTTCTTGAAAAAATGAAACAAAACTTATTAGCTCAGAAAAATATGATTTTATCTAGAGGTCAACAAAATTTAGATGTTGATAATGATGGAGATGAAACGGATGAAATTCAAGCTAATATGTTAATTGAAATTAATAATCATCTTGGGTCTCGTGATATTGATAGACTTAAAGATATTGATATAGCTCTCATTAAGATGAAAGACTCATCATATGGCTGTTGTGATGATTGTGGTGAGGATATACCAGAAAAAAGATTATCAATTAACCCATGTTTTTTAACATGCATTGGATGTGCAGAAGAACGAGAAATTCAAGCTAAAAATAATAAGAGGTCATAAATTGAATACATTAGTAATGGAATCAACTGAACGTGGTGATGTTCCAGTTGATGTTTATCAAAAATTAGCAGATGATAGAATATTATTTATTTACAATAATATTACGGATGATTTAGCTACTTATATTGTAGCAAATCTTTTATTAAAAGATTCTGAAGATCCAAATAAAAAAATAACTCTTTTTATCAATTCAGATGGTGGTAATATAAGAAATGCTCTTATGATTTGTGATGTAATGAATATTATTACGGCGCCAATAGAAACCGTATGTATTGGTTCTGCTATGGCAGAGGCAGCATTAATTTTAGCAGCAGGAACTCCTGGAAATAGATTTGCTACAAAAAATTCTGTAATTGGTGTTAGTCAGCTTAATCATGATTGGTATACTCAAACAAATTTAACTGATGCTAAAAAATTATTAGACCAATTTACATCTGATAATAAAAGAATGATGGAAATTATAGCTAAAGGCGCTAAAAAACCTATTAAAACTGTAATGGAAGATTTTGATAGGGTTGTTTTTATGAGTGCTGTACAAGCATCTAAATATGGTATAATTGATAAGGTTATTTCAATAAATAAAAAGGTTTTAAATGATTCAAAGTAAGAATGATCATGATCATGAAATTAACGACTCATTTTTAATGAAAATGAGATATGCCGAGACATATGTAAAATTATCTAAAGATAGAACTATTTTTATGTCTGAGAATGTAACTAAAGATGTGGCTGCTGAATTATCAGCATTATTATTATATTATGATAATGAAAATCATGAGGAGCCAATAACATTATATTTGCATTCTAATGGTGGTGACGCTTCTGGTTTAAGTAATATTTATGATGTTATGCAGATGATAAGTGCGCCAGTCAAAACTATTTGTTTGGGTAAATGTTATTCTGCTGGAGCCATTATTTTAGCTGCAGGTACAAAAGGATATCGTTATGCATTAAAAAGCTCAAAAATAATGATTCATGGAATGCAATTTATATTTCCTATTCCTGGAACCGATATTATAGGAAGTAAAAATTATTATCAATTTGTTGATGATAATAATGATAATATTATGAAAATATTAGCATATCATACTGGGCATACTCTTGAAAAAGTTAAAGAAGACTGTAAACAAGATGTTTGGATGGATGCAAAACAAGCATTAGATTATGGAATTATAGATGGTATAATATGAAAAATTTAAATTTAATATCATTTGTGGGGGTTGATACTAATACTAATTTAAATGAATTATTCAAATTTGATATTCAGAGTAAAAAATGTAATTTTAATTGTGAATTTGGAGTATTATATAGCCAATCTCAAAAGAGTAAAAGATATCCAGATTATGCATTTTGTTTTTCCTTTTTAAGAAGTGTGAAAAATTCAGATATGAATACTTCAATCCACTTATGTGGAAGTGAATCTATTGATAAATTTTTATTAGAAGATCCGCGAGTTATAGAACTATGTAAAATGGCTAATAGAACACAATTAAATATTAATATCAAAAATTATCCTGATTATGATTTATTAGCACAAAATATTTTATCTGTATCTACAAAGCATAATATTACTTGCATTTTACAAGAAAATGCAACTAAGAAAAAATTTAATGAAGTTTTAATTAATTATGCGTTAAATAATTCTAATATTCATTTTTAAATGATTCTTCTGGTGGATTTGGTAGGGAAATTACTAAAGTAAGTAAACCTAATTCTAATCATTTTACAGGATATGCTGGAGGAATTAATCCAGATAATGTTAACAGAATAGTTAATTTAATTGAATCCGTTAATATAGATAATATTCCGTATTATATAGATATGGAATCTGGTATTAGAATTGATAATAATTTTTCAATTGATAAATGTAATGAGATAATAAATAATTTAAAATAAAAGCAATATAATGTTGTGGAGACCGTAAAACCCTCGAATATCGAGGGTTTTGCTTTTATAGTGGTAATAATTAGTTATTTACATATGATTAAAGATGCTAGAAAAAAGTCGTCTGATCCTGTTCAAGAACAGTTAAGACAACATAAAGATAAATGGAATAAGGACGTATCCTCTTTTATAGAGGCTATGAAGCAATATAAAAAAATGTTAAATGGATTTCCATCTAAATTTCATATGGAAAAATCTAAAATTCAAGATCCTTTACCAGCCGATACAGCATCTATTATAAACGCTTTAACTGATTCTTTTAAAAATCTTGCATTAGATAGTAATAAAATAGTTTCTGAACAATTAGAATATTCAAAAACAAGAAGAAAAAAACAAGCACCTAAACCAGGACAAACAGTTTTGACTTCACCATCAACAGATTTATCTGCTCAATTATCTAAAGCAGATGATCATCAAGTCGATTTAGTATCAGAAGCATCAAATTCACTTACCAGATTTTTATCTGGTCTTAGTAGACCATGGTTTGGTAAAAGTCCAGAACGTAGAAAAAAGACACATAGATTATCTATGCTTAAAATAATGGTTAAGTTGGATAAAAAATTAGCGCTTCTTGAAACAGAAATAATGGGGAAAAGTGCTCAATCTATTTATAAAGTTAGTCAATTATTTGATTCTATTGAAGTAGATATTTCTAAATTAAATCACAATTTAGAATTATTTGTAGCTGGTTTAAAAGAAGAAAATATACAAAACCAAACTACTACAAAAATGCCAGAAGAAATTGTATCTAAAAAAGAAGAAAATGAATTACCCAAACCAGTTGAAAAAGAAGTTAAATTACCAGAAAAGTTAGAAAATAAAATATCTCCAATTATTCCTGCAGTTGGACATGGACCTATAGATCTTGAAACTGCATCATTTATGATTAGAGATTTTGAAAGAAATAGACATGAAATAGCAAGATTTGATCCTCATATTTTCCCAGAAATGATGAGAGTTCGTCGTTTATTTTCATCCATAGAAGATAAAACCAAACTAGATCCTTCATTCTTACAAGAAGTATCTAAAATTTATAATTCTTTATTATCAGCATTAAAATTAAAAGAAGATGTTGAAGGTAATTCTTTTGAAGAATTAAAAAATAATATTAGAAAAAAGAAAAAAGCTACAGTTGATTCTGTTTACAAAATGAATAAATTTGCTGAAAGATCAATTAAAAAATGGATTGGTGAGGCAAGACATTGGCTTTCATCTGATGAAACAACAGCTGCAAGAAGAGAAATTCTTGAATTAGTTGAAAAGTGTAGAGATCAAGTAGAATTATTGCTTGATTATTTAGAAGATGATTTTGATCATAAGTTTCTTAAAGAACAAATTGCAGAATTATCTGCAGATATTGTATCAATGGGTAATATTATAGATACACTTAGAAAAACTATCAAAACATTAAGATTTGATAAACCATTTATGAATTTATTAGAACAAAAAAAGATTTTAGATTATAGAACAGATCTTTCTGATAAAGAAAAAGAAATGGCGCTCAAACAAATTGAAAGAGATAGGGTTAGAGAATTAACTAAAATGTATGGTGGTAAAAAATGAAATCAGGTTTCATTTATTTACATAATAATATATTTCCAACTTTATTGGCTATTTCTGCAGAAGAACAATCTAAAGGTTTAATGTTCCAAGATTGGCCACCACCAGTTATGTCATTTATTTATTCTGAGCCACAATTAAATAGATTTTGGATGAAAAATACTCCTAGTCCTTTAGATATTGTTTTTTGTTGTAATGGTATTATTCAACAAATTAGTAGAGGCGATCCGTTTTCAACTTCAGTTATTGGCGACATTAATAGCGACCTTGTTGTGGAGTTGCCATATGGCACGACAAAAGAAGCGGGTATTAAAGTTGGGCACAATGTGGGATTTGTGCGCCCAACTACGGACGAAATTAAAAAAATAATTGCAGAAAAACGCGGGTATTTTTGAAAAAATTTTCGCTTGCGTCCTGAAAATTCGTGATTATTATGTATTCTGAGGTCATGGAAAATATTCAAAATTTTAACAACATTCTTAATAATTTTAACATTAAAGCTTCATGTGTCAATTTTCAACAAATTGACAATTATTTCTTTTATGATCTTAGGTTAAATCCTAATGCAAAAGTAAAAGATATTCAGAAGTTCTCAGATGAAATTTCTTTAGCACTTAAAACTCCATGTAAGCCAAGCGTCAAGATTATTCATAATCTTGGCGTTGTTCGTTTGGAGTTTATTACACAAAGGAAAAATAGATTAAATTTATTTGATTTTTTTACAAATAAAAGAATTCCAAAAGTAGAAATTCCATGCCTCTTAGGTCAAAGAGTTGATGGTGATAAAGTATGGATGGATTTAGCTGATAATCCACATATGATTATTGCTGGAACAACTGGTTCTGGAAAAAGTACATTAGTTCATAATATAATTGCTAATTTATTTAATTATAATGATGTTAAATTAATTTTAGCTGATCCTAAAAATATAGAATTTTCAGAATATGAAAAAAAGATCAAATCTCCAAATTTAGAGGTTGTTTATTCTTATAATGACACATTATCTATTTTAGATGATTTGTTACACGTTATGGAATCTAGATATAAAGATATAAGTTCTGGATTAGATTCTAAATTATTGCAAAATATAGTTTTTATAATTGATGAGTTTGCAGATTTAATTATGCAAGATACAAGTGGAAAGTTTTATGATAAACTTTGTAGATTGTCACAAAAATGCAGGGCTTCAAAAATACATATAATTTTATCAACTCAAAGACCATCCGTTAATATTATTGATGGAACAATAAAAGCTAATTTTCCTGCAAGAATTGCTTGTAGAGTTGCAAGCCATGTTGATTCTAAAGTAATTTTAGATTCTGCTGGTGCTGAAAATTTACTTGGTAAAGGCGATGCTTTATTACGAGATAATTTTAGATATTTAGAAAGATTTCAGGTGGCATATACAGATGCAAAAGAAGTTTGTAACTATTTTGGTAATTCATGAGTTATTCAAATCTAAACGTATTAGAAGTTGATAAATTGGTTGATAAGTTTATTAATGATTCACAAAAAGGAATTGTTTATTTACATAAAACATTTTATCAAACAGATAATGCAATATCAGTTCAATCTTTAATAGAGGAATTAAAGAATGAATTGCGTAGTGGCGTTATTACATATATAAATAAAGGTGAAGATATAAAAGAGATATATCCATATCTCTTTTATATCGTTAATGCTTATTGTAAAAAGAACGCATCTTTTAAGATCAAAAAGCACACACAATATTTATGTCCTGGATGTTTGTTTTTAGGAAAACATACTATAATTACTTATTATAAAGTATTTGAATGTAATGAGTGCAATAGTTTATTAAAAATAGAAAACGATATTAAAAATATTGTGTTATTTAAAACATTTGCTATTCATAGTAAAACTGGTTATCATTGTCCTGATTGTTCTAGATTTATTCCTCATCCTATTGATAATAGCAGTGATGTGTCTTGTCCATATCTTGATTGTTCATTTTTTGGAGAAGTATCATGTCTTAAAAAAATGCATCATCCCAGTATTCAATATAATCCAGAAAAATTAATTTTAGATGATACTTGTGATGGTAAATCTGCAATAAAAGATTTGATTTCAGATTCTTCTGAAGGTTCATTTGAACAATTATCTTCAAAACAAGAAACATTTTTAGCAGTTAAATCTATTCTTTCAATTATAGAAAGCCAATCAAATTCTATACATTATAGTAGTTCTGATTTTACTATTAAACATAAATTAATGGTATATAAAGCTTTTAAAAATCTTCTGGGAAAATATCCAGAAGAAATGGTAGACTACTTAATCTATTCTAGTAGATCTGGTGGATTTCAACATAAAATATTTCAAGAATATATAATGTTATTAGAGCAAGAGTTTCCAATTGTTTTTAAAAAGGGTGGCAAAATATATCGTATAGAATCCTTATTAGATGAAAATTTAGATTTATTTCAAGGGATTAGCACATTTAATGCAATTGTGAATGAAAAACTTGAGATTAAAAATAATACGCAAGAATATTATATTGGTGGACGAAAAGGCTCAATTTCCAAGCCTTATTATATAGGCAAATTATTATCTATTGTAGATAATAAAAGTAAAATGCCAATTATTGATTGTGTGAAAGAATATTCATTTTCCAAGATTAAAATGAAAAATGTTTCACCAGGACTTGATGTAACAGTTACGCATTTAAGAATTCCTCCCCACTATCAAATGGGAGGAATGGTTTATATTAATAGGATACGTAAAAAAATTGTTGATAAAGCTAAATTATTATTGGAAAAATCCATAAATGAGTAAACTAAAATATAAAAAAATTAATATATCATGTTCATCAATGAAACGACTTAGATGTAAGTATTGTGGGTCGACTAACAAACTTTATTCTGATTTTTTTGATGGTGGATTATATAAATTTCCTCAAAAATTTAGAAATTTTATGCCAACAAAATATCCTATATTATTTGCTGATAAAAAAGTTTATATTGATAATACACATAAATTAGATTCAAAATCTCATAATATTTCTAAATCAAAAAATAAAAACAAAAGTCCATTAAAAGAACAATTATATTGTGCCGATTGTATGATGTCAAAATTTTCAATTAAAGAAAAATCAGCTAATGATCCAGTTATTATTAATCGTCGTGGGCGATATAGTTATCCTGATAGAGTGATAGCTTAATAGAAGATAGTTTTGATTTTGTTTGATTTTCTAAAAATGTAAAATTATCTGATAATTCTTCAAATAATTTCCATTTTTTATTTACTATCTTATAACAAGAATTGTATGATAATCTAGCTACAGTATCATAATATTCTTTGCTTGCATGTTTTAAATGCATTTCATTTATAGTATTTTGAAAAAATATCCAATCTCCTAAATTCTGGTACAATAAAAAATCATGATTGTTGCGGGCTTGCGAAAACATAAGCGTGACACTATACTTAGATAAGTCATGCCGCGCTGTGATGTATTTTGTAAAAATGCTTATAATGTAAGCTTTAGTATCGTCTTGACACTTTAGGTCAGACAAAGTTTCCTCAAAAAATTTAGAGAGATTGTTAAGCACAGTTTCTCCTATATAATATTCAATATTATTGAAAGATTTGGTTTATAAATGAAAACATTAGTTATTGTAGAATCTCCAGCCAAAGGCGATAAGATTCAAAAATATCTTGGTAAAGATTATGTAGTCGTTGCTAGTAAAGGTCATATTGCTGACCTTGCTAAAGGCGGTAAATATGGTATTGGTGTAGATATTGTAAATAATTTTAAACCACATTATGTCATATCTGAAGATAGAATTGATACATTAAATAATATTATGAAAGCAGCTAAAACTTGCGATCAAATATTTGTTGCAAGTGACCCTGATCGTGAAGGTGAAGCTATTGCTTGGCATCTAGCTAAAAGATTAGAAGATTTTGGAAAACCAATAAAAAGAATGGTTTTTAACGAAATTAAAAAAGATAAACTACTTAAAGCTGTTAAGGACGTTAGAGATATTGATATGAATCTATTTCATTCTCAAGAAGCAAGAAGAATTCTTGATCGTCTTGTTGGGTTTATGGCATCACCATTTTTAATGAACTGTATTGGTCCCAAACTTTCTGCTGGAAGAGTCCAATCAGTTGTTACGAGAATGGTAATTGATCGTGAACGCGAAATTGAAGCGTTTGTTCCTGAAACATTTTGGACAATTCAAGTTAATTTATCATCAGATAATAAAAATGGATTTATTACAAAATATAGTGGGAAGTTAACAGATTTAAAAACTGCAGATTCTATTAGAAATAAATTGTCAGCAGCTACTGCAAAATTTACAGTAACTAATGTATTGGCAGAAGAAGAAAATAAATTTCCAAATGCCCCACTTGTTACATCAACATTGCAACAAATAATGTCTAAAGTTCATGGTTTTGGGGCAGATAGAACAATGAAAGCTGCTCAAGCTTTATATGAAGGTGGATATTGTACATATATTAGAACTGATTCTGTTCGTGTTGGAGATGAGGCTTTAGCTGAAGTAAGAGCTTGGCTTAAAGATAATAAACATGAAATTCCTAAAAAACCAAATGTTTATAAAAATAAAGATGCTGCTCAAGATGCTCATGAATGTATTAGACCTTCAGATTTAAATTTATTGCCGCATGATAATTTTGCAATGATTGATCCAGATGAAAAATTAGTTTATGAGACAATTTGGAAATATTTTGTTGCTAGTCAAATGGTGCCAGCAGTATATAATACATTAAAAGTTACCGCTCAACTTAATGGCGACCCAACTATTGAAGTTAAAGCTTCTGGAAAGGCTCTTAAAAGTAAAGGATTTTTAGAAATCCTTGGTGTTACTGATGATAGTAAGATTGAGATTCCTAATTTATTAGTAGGTCAAACATTAAGTCATTTTGGTAAAATTCCAGTTCAAATGGAAAAGAAACAAACACAACCACCAGCAAGATATTCTGAAGATAAATTAATTAAAGAATTAGTTAAGAGGAATATAGGTAGACCAGCCACTTATGCTGATTTATTAAGCAAAATTACTGCACGTAATTATGTTGAGAAAAAAGGCAATGTGTACCATGCAACAGAGCTAGGTAAAAAAATTACAGATGAATTAATAAAGTTTTTTACATTTATGGATTATGATTATACTGCTTTAATGGAACAAAATCTTGATGAGGTTGAATCTGGAAAAGTTAATCATATTGATATGTTAAAAAAGTTTTATCCTTCATTCAAAAATGAAATTGACATGGCATATACTAATCATGGAGCTTCACTTTGCGATAAATGTGGAAGTCCAATGTCAACTAGGACCGCAAAAGCTAGTGGGGAAAAATTTATGGCATGCTCAGCGTATCCTAAATGTCAATTTACAAAACCTGTTAACAAAACAATATAATTATATTGAAAGAATGAGTTATTAAATAATGGCTATTAAACACGATTATTTGTCCCCTATTGATATTGAAAAACAAGAACACCTATCTTTAGATCTCTTAAAAAGATTAGCACCAAAATATGATGAACCAGATAATAGACCGCCAGCTAATTTTAAAGATTTAATGTTTTGGGTAAAAAATGCTTTTAGCAAAGATTTACAATCAAAAGGACCATATAATTTATTTGTTCATAATAGAATTTTAATTGATGGTCAATTTTTAAAGTTTTGCGAAGAAGAAAATATTAAAATATCATGCTTAATTAATGATTCTTTGGTTTCATGGAAAACTGATAATTTATTTGAAAAATATTTTGCTCAAGGCGTTTTTCATATTAAATGCAAAGATTTTGATTTTTTGCATGCAGCTTTATTTCATAAAGGAAATCAAAATGAAGATGAAGTAAGCTTTTTTGTAATTGTGCCCACCAATGAATATGAAAAATATATTACATTAAGAAATAAGTTTGATGAATGGGTTACTCAACGTGATAGGGGTAATCTTAATATTAGAGTTATAGATGGTGAGGATATCCCATATACAAAAGATTCTACATGGGAAGATTTATTCTTACCAGAAGATATTAAAAAAGATGTTCGCTCATTAGTTGAAAATTTCTTATCATCTAAAGAGTTTTATAAACAAAATAAAATTCCATGGAAACGCGGAATTTTACTATATGGTAAACCTGGAAATGGAAAAACATCCATAATTAGAACAATTATGTCAATGTATAATTTTAAGCCAGTTACTATAGTACCAGAAGCTAATAATGAAGCAATTAGAGAGGCTTTTTCATATGCAGAAGAACAAAGTCCATCTTTATTATATTTTGAAGATTTAGATTCCTTATTTGAAAAAGGTGTAGATATTTCTTCATTCTTAAATTTAATGGATGGAATTTCAGCTAAAAATGGATTGTTAGTTATAGCTACAGCCAATGAAGTTAAAAAATTAAAATCAAATATTACTGATAGACCATCTAGATTTGATAGAAAATTTGAAATTCCTTTACCAAATCAAGAAATGGCTTATATATATCTTAAGAAGTGGTTTGGAAGTTTGGTTTCTGTAAAGAAAATTCGCGAATTAGCAAAATATGCTGAAAAATACGAATTCTCTTATGCTTATCTTAAAGAATTGTATATTTCTTCTATGTTTGAGGCACTTTCTCATAATAGAAAGTCTCCAACAGAAAAAGATGTGCAAAACGCGCTTAATCGTATAATTAAAGATAAAAATATCTTAAATAATGGAAGTGTTATCAATACAGATAAATACTTTGGAAAATGAAAGTTAAATATAGGTTAGTTCATATAAATGAAAGATACTAGTGAAAAAAGAGCAAGAAAATCCTCTAAAAAATCCGCGAAGGGAGGTGAATCGTTTAAGCCAGACGCAGGTAATACTCCGTCACAATTTGCTCATATTGAGCCAGTTCAAGCTAAGCCATTAGAGGTGGTTGTTTATAATAACAATTTTGACAAAGCTTTAAGAGCTTTTAGAGCTTTAGTTCAAAAAGAAAGAATTCTTTCAACTTATAAAGAAAATCAGTCATATGAAAAACCATCTGACAAAAAACGCCGCAAGCGTAATGAAGCTAAAAGAAAATCTTTAGAATTTACTGATGATTTAAATAAAAAATCATTAAGGGTAAAATCTAATAAAACAGACTCAGAATAATGGAGTTATTATGTCTAATGGAATAAAATTATATAAAAATCCATATAGAAATTCATCTTCTTCTAATGAAGAAAAATCAGAACCATATGTCCCAAATTATAAAATAATGGGAATTGATGAAGAATTATTAGTCTCTAATTTAGAGAATAGTAGCGATTTTGTAAAATTACAAAATCAGCAAGAAGATGATGAATCTAATCCAAGATTAAGAAAATTATCTATTAGACAAGAAACCAATGAATCAAACCGCCAGAATATTGGCGGTTTGGTTAATGTTGGAAACAACATGGATTATACTTGGTCGGGTGTTGATGGTGAAATTTTTGATGATATTTCTTCAGTTGTATTAGATGCAAATAAAGAAATGATTGATAATAATAATTTTGTAGAAGTTTCAGATTTAATTGAAAAAACAACAGATACTAATAAAATTAATTCTTTTAAAGAAAAATTAACTGAAGAATTTAGGCAAAAATCTTCTTCATTTAATCTGCTTAATGAAGAAGATTATATTTTAATGATTGATGATACTGTTATAGCTGTCGGATCAGTTAATGATATAGAAGAACAAGCCAATTTATTAGTATTTGGTGATCATGAAATTTGTGACGGTAATCCAATTCCTGCGGAAAATATATTAGTCTTAAAAAGAGTTAAAATTAATATTGGATTATTTTTAGGATAAAGGATTTGTCATGAGTAATGAGCCAAGGAAAGCTAGTGATTTGCTTTTAGATTTAGAATCTAAAGTTGATATGTTACTTAGTATTGTAAGATCGCAAGATTTAAATATTAAAATTCTTTCTAATAAATTAAATTCTATTTTAGAACAAACACAGAAAGTTTCTAGTCCTGTAGATTCATATACTGCTGAAACTTCAAATAATAGTTTACCAACATTTTCTTTATTTAATTCTCATGAAGATGATGAAAAACAAATTCCAATTTCTAATGAAGATAAATTGCCATTAGAAGAATCTCCAAAAGGATTTCGGAGAACATCTAGACCAGAAACATATGCTGGTGACAATGCTTACATTCCTGAGAAAAAACCAGTTAAAAATGCAGAAGTTGTGGTTCAAAATAAAAAACAAACCACATTACAATCAGAGTTAAAACCATCTAAAGATGTAAAAGTTCAAAATAAAACTGGGGCTAGTATTCCAGTTCAACAGAGAACTGTTGATAAAAATGGAAAATCTATATTTTTAGCAGATATTGATATTATGTCTTTAGATACTGGTGAACATGTTTATAAAACAAGAACTAATGGGGCTGGTAAGTGGTTTGCTTCATTGCAAGCAGGAAAGTATAAAATTACTTTAAAAAAGAAGGAATCATTATCCAAGGATAAGGCAAGTCTTGAAGCAATTCAAGAAATTTTAGTTGACGGAAGTGTATCTCCATTAGAATTACCAATGATTATTGTAACATGAATAAAAAATTCCAAATTGTTGTGGCAGATTGCCCATGGGCGTTTTCAGATAAATTAGAACAATCAGATGTTAAAAGAGGTGCTGCAGCCAATTATAACACCATGACTATATCTCAAATTAAAGCCATGAATATTAAATCTATAATAGATCCTGATGGAGCAGTATTGTGTTTATGGGTACCATCCTCTTTGTTACAAGAAGGTCTTGACACTATGAGTGCTTGGGGATTTAAGCATAAACAAACTTATATTTGGGTTAAAAATAAAAAACAAATTTTACCAGATTTTATAAGTTGGATTAAAAAAAGTATATTAAAACACCCACAAATAGTATATGATAAATTTGCTTATGAGAGAGCTATAAATTCCGTTATTGAAAATATTTCAAAAATAGATTTAGAAGATTTGCTTGCATTTGGCATGGGACGTTTGTTTAGACAAACCCATGAAATTTGTTTAATTGGTACTAATAATAATAAAATATATAAATTATTAAAGAATAAATCGCAAAGATCAGTATCATTTGGTGAAAATTTAAAGCATTCTGCTAAACCAGAACACTTGCAAGATTCATTAGAAATCATGTTTCCAGGACTAAATTATCTTGAATTGTTTGCAAGACGTAATAAAACAGGATGGACATGTTTAGGAAATGAAGTGTGTAATGGAGAGGATATTAACGATTCCATTAAAAAACTATTATAAATTGGAGGTTTAATTGAAATTATGTCAAAGAAAACATTATTACTAAATTCTAGTTACGAGGTGCTTTCCTTTATTCCAGAAAGAAAAGTTTTTAAACTCTTATTTAAAGATAAGGTTGAGGTTATTTCAAGCTGGGAAGATAATATTACTTGGGGATCAGGAAGTGTTAAGCACCCTTCTATTTTGAGATTAAAGAATCACGTAAAAAGAAATTTCTTTAACTCTAATTTTAGCAGAAAGGCTTTAGTTAAAAGAGATAGAAGCTGTTGTCAGTATTGTGGTAAAAAATTAACAGCATCACAAATTACCATAGATCACGTTCTTCCTAGGGCGCAAGGTGGTATAACATCATTTACAAATTGTGTTGTTTGTTGTCAGATTTGTAATAATCAAAAAGCTGACAGAACTCCAGAACAAGCTAATATGATTTTGTTAAAAAAACCAACTCATCCATCTTTCTCTGCTGCCCATTATGTTGCCGATCCACAAGAGTTTTGGCACCATGATTGGGATGATTTCCTTGGAAATTCATAAAAATGATATTATTTTTAATATAAAGGGGCATAATATTTTTATTATGTCCCTTTTGTCATTCAATATTATGGGATAATAGATAGTATCTCTGATATATAGGAAGCACTATGACAACGGCAAATCACAACTGTATAGTATGCGCAAATGAATTTGAAACTGATGAAATGCACAGCATTGCGTCAAATAAAGTTAATAATACTCGTTTTAAAATTTGTCAATCTTGCCTTGATAGATGTGATCCGGCTGATGATTATCGTCAAGCTAGAGCTATTGTAAATAGTTATTTGAATTTTTCAGAAACTAAATCTTTATTTAAGGAAGCACAAAAATTAGTGGACTCCATATCAAATAAGTCATAATATTTGTATTATTATAATATTTGTTGTTTCTTCATCTTTGGAGTTTGATTTATCCTGTTCAATATATTCAGGAATATCAAGCTCCAATTGTATTTGTTGTGGGATAACTTTCTTTTCTTTTTTGTAAATAAAAGGTGGAAAAGAATTCATCATATCCTCCACTAATATATTAGAATATTAATAATGATGTGTATTACATGTAGCAAATTATCTTATAAAGTTATTAATAAAAAATGTATTAAATGCCAAAACAATGTATTAAATACATTATCTGTATTGTGTGATTTATGTTCAAATAGAGATAAAAAGTGCTCTGCATGTCTAAAAAAAATTGATAATTTTGCCACAACAAAGTATTTTAAAGGTTGTGGCATCTGTGGTAAATAATTTGTAGATTGATATATGGTATTGGCATGATTATTACAAATAATGAATTACTTTTGCGTGTTTATTGTGAGCCAGTTTTGCCAGAAGAAGTTGGGTCATTAGTTGAAGTATTAGAAAATGAATTAAATAATTCTGCTAAACTTGGACGTCCTGGTATTGGTTTAGCTGCGCCCCAAATTGGTATTGCTAAAAATATAGCAATAATTAGAATGGGCAAATCTTTAAATTTTAATTTGGTTAATTGTAAATTGGTTTCTGGATATAATCCTAAAGTTTTTAAAGATGAAGGGTGTTTATCTTTTCCTGGTAGAGTGGAAAATACAATGCGTTTTCAAGAAGTTAGAATATCTAATAATTTAGTTTATCCAAATGATTTTGTTGCTACTGGTTTATTAGCTGTGGCATGTCAACATGAATTAGACCATTTAAATCAAAAATTATTTATAGATTATATTGTTGAGACGCCCAAACCATTTATTAGTGTAAAGTCTCAAAAACCAAATGAATTATGTAATTGTAATTCAATGAAAAAATATAAAAAATGTTGCGGGAAATAAGGTATATTATGTCTAATGAAGATGATAAAGAAAAATTTGACAATTTAATTAGAATAACTGATTTATTAATTAGAGTAACAGCTTTAGAAAATCTTTTAATTGAAAATGGTTTAATTAAAAAAGAAAATTTAGAATTAAAAATTGGAGAATTAACAGAAAAAATAACTAAAACTATTATGAATAATATTCAGAATAATAAAAATTAATGTTGTTTGTAACAGAAGAAAGTGAATTAGAATTAAACAATAATATCTGTGTTGTTTATTTTTATTCTAATTGGATGCCATTTCATAAAAAAATGCTTTCTATTTTAAATAAAATGGAAGATAAATATAAAGATATTAAACATTTATCAGTTGATATCGATCAATTTCAAACAGCAATAAAAAGATTTAATATAGAATCTATTCCAACAGTTTTATTTTTTAAAAATGGCAAAGAGGTTAAAAGAATTGTTGGAATAGTATTGACAAGCGCAATGAGAAGCGTTTATGCTGATATATAATTTATTATATGGAGATTTTTATGGATAAAAAAACAGATTTAGTAGAAAAAGTAGTAGAAAAAAAGTCAGTTAAAGCAACTGTTGCAAGTGAAATTTGGGAAGATATTAAAGATAAAAGTATTGAAATGTTTGCTTTACCAAATCAAAAAGTTTTTATGTATTGTGAGCCAAAAGAAATTGAACCTAGTAAATGTTATTTACAAGTTAAAGCTTCTTCGGTGCTTCCAGCATTAGAAACTGTTCTTGGCACAAAATATAATGTTGAACGAAATATGTATTTTGTCGTCGTATCTAAAAAAGTAGCGGAGTAATAATGTCTAAAAAGCCTTTTGGTGAAGATGATGATGACGATCAATTAATTGTTAATAAACCTAAATTTGGTCTTAAGCAATTAAGCTCAGAACCATCTATGTTTGCTAATATGCCGCCTAAACCAAATCAAGATTCTTTTGAACAAAAAGTTAAAGGTGTTGCAGAGAAAACATCAACTCATAAAATAAAAGCTGCCGAATTAGCCACTCAATTTAAAAAAATGATGTTAGATAAAACATTAGAACAAAATAAAAGTGTTTTTGCAAAAGAAGTTGAACGAGAAGTTTTATCAAAAATGGTTCAACTTGCAGTTGAAATTAATAATGATCCAGATGAGCAAGAAGGAATGGGATCATTAATTTGGATAACATTATTATTTTCTTCATGTTTGGCACAAAGAGATAAAATTAATAAATGTGAATATTTAATTTCTCAATTAGAAAAAAAAATAGATTCTGCTGGGCTTGACAAACCAAAAAATAGTGAATAAGTTAACTATGATTACTAGAGAAATATTATTAAATCTTATTTCTGATGAAAAAGAAAAATTTAGCAGATATTCACAATTATGCGCTCAATATCAAATTCAACCAGATCCATTAGCAATGTATCGTCATCAGGGAAAGCTGGAAATTTTACAGATCTTGTTGACGGAGAAGATGACGTAAAAGAATTAATTTCTAAAGCAAATTCAGTCCCATTAATGCGTTTATTTCGATATTATGGGGTTCGAATTGATGAGGTTAATAGGTTTATTGTTTGCCCATTCAAGTCCCATAAAGGGGGTAGAGAAAATTCTGCCTCCTTTAAATTTTATCCAGAAACAAATTCATTTTGGTGTTTTGGGTGTAAAACTGGAATAACTCCAGTTGTATTTGTTGCAACAATGGAAAACATAAATTATGTGCGAGCAGCATATAAAATTATCGAATCGTTCTCTGAGGATATAGATGAAGATAACGTATTTGATCGTGATAATTTTTCTGAAAGATTAGAAATCATGATGGATTTTTCTAATGTTATTAGAGAGTTTAGAGAAAAATTTAGTAGCGACAAATCTTTTGAATATATTGAAGAAATTTGCAGTCATTATGATGCTGTTAATTTAAAACATGATCTAACCAATGAGGCACTCCGTCACATTGTAGATCAATATAAACACATAATATCACTATACAATGAATAAAGCTATAATTTTGGGAGACATTCATCTTGGCAAAGGTGTTAATTTAGGCAAATCAAACATTGGTGCTGGATTGAATAGTAGGGTAGAAGACCAGCTTAATTTGTTAGATTGGACTCTTGAAAGAGCGGTCGAATCAATGGCTGGACATATAATAATAACTGGTGATGTTTTTGAAGAGCCTAAACCTCACCCATCATTAATAACTTTGTTTATATCTTGGCTTAAAAAATGTCAAGCATATAATATACACACTCATATTATTTTAGGTAATCATGATATCTTAAGAAGTGGATTTGTTTATTCATCTCCACTTGATATTGTAACTGAAGTAGATTTAGAGTCTGTATCTATATATAAACAAATAGATACAATTTTAATTGGCGCATCTTCGTTTACTTTTGTTCCATTTAGAGATAGAAAATCTTTTGCATCTAAAACAAATTTAGAAGCATTAGAAATTTTAAAACAATCTCTTATTTATGAATTGGCGGGGTCTCCAGTTACTTATAAAAAGATATTAGTGGGACATCTTGCCATTGAAGGATCTATTCCAATAGGTGATGAAATAGATGATTTGACAAATGAAATTTTTTGTCCAATTTCAATGTTTAATGGATTTGATTATGTTTGGATGGGTCACGTTCATAAACCTCAAATTATGAATAAAGTAAATCCATTTATAGCCCATATTGGTAGTATGGATATTTCTAATTTTGGAGAAACAGATCACAAAAAACATATTGTTATTGTTGATTGTGATGCGCATAGCTATGAAATAGAATATTTGCCAACAAGAAGTCTTAAAAAGATATCAATTAATATTCCAAAAGGAACTGATGATACAACTAAGTTTGTTCTTGATAAGTTAGAATCTATAGACGGTATAGATAAATCTATTATTAGATTAGATCTTGTTTTAGATGATCCTGAATTAAAATCTGTTAATAAATCAATTATAGATAAAAGTTTATTAAAACTTGGCGCATTTAATGTTTCTGGAATATCAGAATCCAAAAAATCTTCTTTAATAAAAAAAGACACAAATAATACTATTAACACCAATATGGATGTCGTATCTGCAATTAAGGCTTTTGCAAAATCTCAAATAGAAGAAAGTAAGCAAAGTGATTTTATTAATTTAGCAATTAACATTGTAAATAAATTCAAATTGGAAAATAAAGAATGAAACCACTTAGATTATATATGGAAAATTTTTTATGTCATGATAATAGTTTTATAGACATAACTCAATTTAGTTCTGCATTGATAGTTGCTAAAGTTGCAAATAATGATTTGCGTTCAAATGGAGCTGGGAAAACATCTATATTTAAAGCAATAGAATATGTTTTATTTAATCAGGCAGATGTTAATCTTGAAAAGTTAGTAAGAGATGATGCACAATCATGTTGTATTACAATGGATGTAGAAATCGATAATAAAGAATATAGAATTTCTAGATCTAGGACAAAAAAAGGCATATCAGATCTTACTTTATTAGAACGAACTCCTGAAATTGGAACTGTAGAAGAAGTATATGGAACTTCTATTCCAAAAATAGATAAGAAATTTTGGAAAGATATTTCTGGGCGACGCGCCGCTGACACAGAAAAAGAGCTATTCAAATTAGTTAAACTTAACTTTAAAGCATTCAGAAATACTATTCATTTTCTTCAAAATGATTTTACTGGATTGACTACAGCAACGCCAGAAAAACGAAAAGGTATTCTTAAAGAAGCTCTTAATTTGGCAGTTTATACTAAATTAGAAAAAATTGCAAAAGAAGAATCTCAAAACTTATCAAAACAAATAGATAAAGAAAAGATTTTATTAGATAATTTAGGTGATCCTCAAAAAGATATTGATGATATGGAAAGTCGTTTGAAAATTTCAAATGAAAGTCTTTCAAATAAAATTATTGAACTTAATGAGTTAAATGCTAATTTAGTAAAATTAACAGAAGAATTAAATGAACTTAATATTACATTAAATCAATTATCTTCTAAAAATTTGGATTCCAAAAATAAAGAAAAAGAATTATTACAATCTAAATTACGTCTAGAAACATCAATTAAAGAATATCATTCTAAAAAATCTAATATAAATAAAGCCGCACACGCGCTCGTGGCTGAAATAAAAATTTTAAAAGAAAATCAACTTAAATTAGTTGTTTTAGATTTTTCTCAAATTGATTTATTAACAGAAAAAGTTTTAGAAAACAAAAATGAAATAGCTGTAGCTTCAGTACTTATACAAAATAATATGAGTAAGCTTGAGGAATTAAAAATTCCAATGCCAGATAACGCATCATGTAAGCATTGTCGTCAATCTTTATCAAAAGAGCATAAGAAAAATTGCAAAGAACAAATTAATAAAGAAATAAATGAATGCAATGATATTATATCAAAAAATAAACAATTAGTAGCAAATCTTAATGCTGATATTGTTAATTTTAATAGAGAGATAAATACATTACAGCTTTCAAAACAAAAATTAGAAAGTATTAATTCTGATATTTCATCAAAAAATAAAGAGTTATTAGATAAAAAAACTATTCATGATGAATATTGTCAATTATTAGATAAGTTTTCTAAAGAATTATTAGAAAAGAATTTAGAAATTGAGAAAAATAAACTTGAAATAAATAGCTCTTCAATTGAAGAGGAAAATAAAATTAAAGAAACAATTGCTACAAAAAAAGAAGAAATTGTTACAATAAACAACTCAATTGTTTCTGTTAATAAAGTTATCACTCATTTTAATAATGAGATTGCTGTTATTTCGCATTCTATTGATAATGCTAAAAAAGATTTAGCAAATAAAAATAAAATTATTTCATCTTTATTAGATTTAAATAGTAAATATAATTTGTATCCGTCAGTGTTGCAAGCATTTTCATCGTCTGGTATACCAAATTTAATTATACAAAATGTATTAGATGATCTTCAAATTGAAGCTAATACATTGTTAGCTCAATTAAAGCCAGACTTACAATTGTCTTTTGTTGTAGAAAAAACTAAAGGTGATGGAACTCAGGATGATACTCTTGATATAAATTACATTTCTAATGGTAAAGAAAGAGATTATGAACAATTATCTGGTGCAATGAAGCTTGCAGTAACATTTAGCTTAAAGCTTGGATTATCATTTTTATTGCAAAAAATGATTGGAACAGATATTAAGTTTTTATTATTAGATGAAATTGATCAATCTTTAGATAAAGCAAGTGTTGATGCATTTGCAGATATTGTTAAGTTTTTTCAAAAAGATTTTACTATTTTAATTATTACACATAATGATAGATTAAAAGATAAATTTTCACATGCTATATTAGTGGAACAAGATATAAATGGTATTTCTAACGCTAAGGTGGTATCATCATGGTAAAAAAAATTGCAAAAATAGCAATTGTAGGTAAAGCAGGTTCTGGCAAAGATACTGTTTATAAAATATTAAGTAAAAATAGATATAATCAAGTTATTTTAACTGGTCAAGTTGAAATGAAAAAAATAGCTTTTGCAGATTCAGTTAAAGAAATTGCTATGAAAATGTATCCTTTTCTTAAAAAAAATGTTTTATTTGGACCATCAAAATTAAGATCAACTATAATACCAAATTCTTTTAAAGATGGACAACCGCTCACCGTTCGTCAATTATTAATAGATATAGGAACTAAATTGGGCAGATCTTATAATGAAAATATTTGGATTGAAAATTTAATATTAAAAGTAAATAAGTTAAACAAAGTTCAAACTAACAAGATGATTGTTGTAACTGATGTAAGATTTAGAAATGAATTTGATGCATTAAAAAATAATAATTTTTTTATGATTAAATTAAATAGAGATGACCACACATTAATAAATGATATTAGTGAAACGCAACAAGATGAAATTAAAGATTATGAATTTAATTTTATTCTTAATAATAATGGAACGTTAAAAGAATTAGAGAAAGAAATTGTTAATAAATTAATTCCAGCTATTTGGGATTCTGTATAATTAGACATATAATAATGGACGATAATATATTTAAATCTGAATTTTTAGCAAAATTCACTTCTTTAGGTGAAGAAAAATTTTATAAATTTCTTTTAGTCCAAGCTATTACTAAATTAGTAGCTGTTCAAGAAAAAGATTATAAAGGCATATCTCCAGAATTAGAATTTTTAAATTATAGTGATAGATTCATAATATTGTATAGAAGGGAGGGTGACGAAAGATTTCTTAGCTTGGCTAGGATATTACGACGTGCCGCCCATAGAACCTATAGAATTATGTTAAAAAAATCAATGACAGTAACAAATTCTAAATTTTTAAATGTGATATAAAATGGCAGTTATTAGCGTTACAGTAACAGAATCAAGTGAACAAATAGTATCAGGTATACCTAAAAGTGTAGCTATTTCTACTAATGTTCCATCTACTATTTTTTATACTCTTGATGGTTCAGATCCAACATTATTTTCTACTATTTATACAACTGCAATAATTTTGCCATATGATGTTTTATCTATTACTCTTAAAATTTTAGCTACAAATGGTGTAGATTATTCTACAATAATTACTGAAATTTATCAAACCGATATGTTGCAAAATGCAAGATTGCCACGTTCAGCAACCGATGCTCCTGCACAATCAAATTTGCAAGGATTATATCCTTTTGGAAATCCTCCAATTCAACCAACAACACAGTATTTGAATCCTGGAGATGCTGGAGTTACTGTAGATAATCCTTCATTATCACAAACATCAACTGGTTATGACGGAGCGCTCAATGAGACCGGTTTTACAAATTCTCCATACAATTTAGAAAATTATTCCATTGTTTATTCGACCACTGATGCCATAGGACAACGTGGAAAGGGTATAGGAAATTTACCAGCAAATGTAACAGTATCAAATCCTACAAGCCCACCAGAAACTTCAAATCAAAATAGTAATATTTTTGATCCACGCGCTATGGTTATATTTCAGGATGCATCTCAAGAAAATCCAGAAGACCCACCACATATTAATAGACAGTTTTTTTCTTTAGAAAATCCAGAGCGTGCAAGAGATGGCGGAAATTACTATAATGCTGGATTAGATGCTCCACCAGTTAGCGGATCATTTATTAGGTCTCATTATAATCCCAGAGATAATACAATAACATATTATTATTTAGATACAACAATAAATAAATGGATTATTTCTAAAGCACCATACACTCCTTCTGGAAGTTTTGATGGAAATATGTCTGGAATTATTTCTTCAAGAGAGCCTGGAAGTAAATATGTATTTACTTGGCAGCCTTTCACAAGAAGAGTATTATTTTAAACCTATTAATACTTTTGTATCAAAAGTATGACTATTCCAACAAAATGTAAATTATGCAATGAAAGTGATATTAAAAATTTTCGCATTAAAATTATTCGCAATAAAACATATTATGAAAAACTATGTAGATCTTGTGAAGCTAAAAAAGCTTTAAAGTATTATTACTCTAATAAAGAAAAAATAACTTCTTATCAAAAAAAATATAATGAAACCAATAAAGAAATAATTAGAGAGAAAAAGAAAAATTATGATAAAAAAAGGAATAGCTTTTTAAAAGATAAAAAGGCTTTATATGACAAACAATATCGTTTAAATAATAAAGATAAAATTAATAAAAGAAAACGTGACAGAAGAAAAGCAGATCCGATATATAGACTAAGACATTATATTTCTGTTAGAATATGTAAAATTTTAAAATTAGGTGGATATAAAAAGAAAAATTCGTGCCTTAAATATTTAGATTTTACAATTCAAGAATTAAAAGAATATCTTGAAAATAAATTTGAGTCATGGATGACTTGGAATAATCATGGAATATATGATGCTTCTAATTGGAATGATCATGACCAATCAACATGGACTTGGCAGATAGATCATATAACTCCTCAATCTGATTTACCATATACAAGTATGAAAGATGATAACTTTAAAAAATGTTGGGCACTTGATAATTTAAGACCATTAAGTTCTAAACAAAATTTGTTTGATGGTGTAGGCAGAATAAGACATGGAAAATAGCGATTTAAGATTAAGTGTATCTAAAACTAAATGTTTTTTACAGTGTAAGAAACAATATGAATTTTCATATATATTAAAACTTCCAAAGAAAGAAAGAGAATATCATACATTTGGTAAATTTTGTCATAAAGTATTAGAAGATTTTCATTTAGCATATATAAATGGATCAACAGAACCATTTAATAAGACTATGTCAAAAGCATTTAAAGATGCAATTATAGAATATAAAAATTCAATGACACCCGAAATGAAAAAAGAATGTTGGGAAATTATTGATCAATATTTAAGATTAATATCGTTAGATAAAAAAAATAATTCATTGCCGAATGTTTTGGCGTGTGAGAAAAGTTTTAATTTTGCGCTCAGTGAAAAAGTTTCATTAAACGGGATGATTGACAGAGTACAGATTGATGCTGATAATGTCTTGCATGTCTGCGATTATAAAACTGTTAAAAATAAAAAATATATTAAAAATGATTTCTTTCAGTTATTAACATATGCTTATGTTATGCTATTAGAAGATCCTTCAATAACTAAGATAAGAGCATCTTATATTTTGTTAAGACATAATTTTGAATATATTACAACAGAATTTTCTGTTTCAGAAATATTAACAATTAAAGATAAATATTTAGAATATGCAAGACAAATGATTGAAGAAAAAGAATTTCCAGGTAATCCAACAATTCTCTGCCGATTCTGTGATTATTCTAATATATGTGTAGATGGAAAAAAAATGTTAGAACCATCCCAAATATATGGGGAAATTTCGTGGTGAACAAAATTTGTTATAAGTGTAATATAGAAAAAGAATATCCAAAAGATTTTACAAAAGGTAAAAATTTTTGTAAAATTTGTAGAAATAAAGAGTTAAAAGATAAACGTGATAAAAATCGCAAACCAAAACAAAAAGTTTCTAAAGAACACAAACTACAAAAAATATTAGAATGGCAAAAAAATAATCCTGATAAAAGAAAAGCTGCCATTAAAAAATATCACTTATCTCATAAATATAAAGAAAAGATTTATTATCAAAATAATAAAGAAAATATTAAGATTCGTAATAAAAAATGGAAAAATAATAATAGAGATAAGATTAATGTCTCTATAAAACATATAAGAAAAAATCCTTTAATTAATTTACGTCATAATATATCAGTATTGATTAGATATTATATTAGTGGTATTAAAAATGGATCTATTATGAAGTTTTTATCGTATTCTATACAAGATTTAAAAAATCATTTAGAAAAACAATTTGAATCATGGATGAATTGGAATAATAAAGGGATTTATAATCCAAAAACATGGAATGACAGTGATTCGTCAACATGGACGTGGCAACTAGATCATATAATACCACAATCTGATTTGCCATATACTTCGATGGATGATGAAAATTTTAAGAAATGTTGGGCATTGGAAAATCTAAGACCATTAAGTGCTAAACAAAATATAATAGATGGTGCTACTAGAATAAGACATAAGGATAAAACAAATGCAAATTGAAGTTAAAGAAATAGAACCATGTAAATTATCTGTTCATTATGAGGCAGATACTGCAGAAATTTTAAATAAAAAATCTGAAATTATAAATAATTTTAAAAAAGCACCAGTTCCTGGTTTTAGACCCGGTAAGGCATCTAATGCGGTTATTGCTATTCACTATCGCGATCAAATAGATAGCGCGCTTAAGCGCGCATTAGCAGAAGATGCATTTCATAATACTTTATTTGAAAAGAAAATTAAACCTCATGGAGCACCATTATTTAATGAAATGTTGTATACTGGTGGAAAATTTTCATGTGATTTTGATGTGTTTGTAAAGCCAGATTTTGATATTGTAGAATATAAAGGATTAGAAATTCCAAAACCAGTTAACAATATTAACACTATTGAATTATCAGAAAAAATGATGCAAGAGTTAAGAGTTCGTTTTGGAGAAGCTTCGCCATATAGCGAAGATGATGTTGTTACTACTGGAGATAATGTAATATTAGATTATGAAGGATTTGTTGATGGAGAAAAAGTAGCAAATCTTTCTGCTGAAGGAGAAATGCTTACAGTTGGTGCAAGTGCTCTTGCTGATTTTGACAATAATATTATTGGTATGAAAATGGGCGAAACTAGAGAATTTGATATGGTTGTTCCAGAAAATGGAATGCCATCTTTAGTTGGTAAAACAGTTCATTTTAAAGTGACAGTTAGTATTGGTTCTAGAGTTGTACCATGTGCATTAGACGATTCACTTGCAATTAAATTAGGCAAAAAAGATTACAATGAGCTTAAAGAGTTTGTAAATGCTACTGCTGCAGTAAGAGTTCAAAGTAATTTTAAATTGTCACTTAATGAAGCTGTTTGTAATAGATTAGTTAGTGATAATAAAATTAATGTACCATTATGGATGTCAACATCAGAAGCTAAATATTTAGCACATCAATCTAAGTTAGATTGGGAAACATTAGAAGATACAGATAGAGAAAAATTTTTAGTCATGGCTGCTAAAAATGTTACTTTATCTCTTGTATTAGATAAGATTAGAGAATTAGAAATTGAATCGCAATTATCAGATCAAGAAGTTTTTGAAATGATTAAACAAAATCTTGCAAAATCAAAAGTAGATAGACCATTAGATGATGTAATTCAAGAGATGAATAGAACTGGATATTTACAAATTCTTTTCTCAAGAATTAAAGATGAACATACATTAGATTTTATTGTTAAAAATGCTAGAATTATAGAATAATTGGAGAATTATAGATGAGCAAATCAGATAAAACAGATAATACACAACCAACAACATTTGATGAAAAATGGGCAAAAGTTTTAAAAGAAATTCCAGAGTTTAAAGAAACTGCAGATGCAGCTAGCACAGATGAACTTAAAAAAATAATAGTTACTTGTGAAGGAAATATTTATACAGTTGATAAAGAAAAATCAGAAGATGTAAAATTAAATGCTGCTAAAGAAATTGTTAAAGAATTATCAGCTCCATATCGTGATGCAGTTAAAATTCAAACTGCAAAAATTAAATATGCTCTATTCTTATTGGAGGGGCAGGGAGTTGATCTAAATAATAAAGATGACTAATGAAAACTGAAAGATTTACAGTCCAAGCTTGTTGTGGTAACACCAGTTTAATTCTTAAAACAGATAGACCTTTAGATAAAATATTATTAGAATTTTTAATTTCTAAAGGATTTATTGAATTTGACCATTTTACTAAGGCAGGAATTTTATATGCCGATAGTTCGGAATTAATAGTAACAGGTCCATTTGGATCTGATCGTCTTCATGTAAGATGTAAAAAAGCAGATTGTGCTATAATACTTAATGATTTCGAGGTGTTACTGCAACAAATGGAGTAAATATGGCTAATCGTGGAGTGGCAAGTATTTCTGATTTAAGAAAAAAAATCACCCAAATACATGAATTTATCTCCACTTCATACCATGAAGCTGGTCATACAATTTATGGACTTATAAAAGGTTTAAAAATAGAATCAGTTGCTATATTTAAAAATAATAAGAGTAAAAGAGTGGATGGTATTACTCATTATATTGATCCAAATAATGTTATTACTGATAAAGAATTAAAAAATTATATATTAAATGCAGAAATTTGTTTAAAATATGCTGGTTTAGTTGCCGAAAAGTGTCATTTCCAAAAAATATCTGGATCAGATAAATTTCCTATTTTTTTAAGGGATGGATCATCTGATGACACTTTAACTGCTGCGGCGCAGATTAAATTACATAATCTTGCGCCTCCTGGCAGAAAAAGATATTCTTTTAAAAAAAAACTAATTAAAGAAACTCAAGAAGCAATTGAAAAACATTGGGATTCTGTAATTGATGTTGCTCATGCACTTTTTAAAAAGAAAAGATTAACATATGAAGATTTAAAGAAAATTTTACTTAAAAACCCTAAAACAAAAAAATATTGGAAGGAACAATTTAAGAAAATTTCCCTCATTTATCAAAATGAGGGTGTTGTTGACGAAAATAATATAAAATATATATTGTTACCCTAACACGTATTCCATGGCAATATACACTCAACCTACTTAATTAGGTTGATAGTTCTTTTTATAAGACGGCTGTATTTTGTTAAAATACTTTTATAAAGTAGGTACTTATGACTGATTTTGTTTCTTTACATAATCAAACAGATTTTTCTATTCTTGATTCTTTAATTTCTACAAAAGAGCTCTTTGTTCGTGCCAAAGAACTTGGGCAGCCTGCAGTTGCTATAACTGATCATGGTTCATTAGCAGCCGCTTGGGAAGCCTTTAAAGTTTCTAAAGAAACTGGTGTTAAATTAATTATTGGTTGTGAGTGTTATTTTGTAGATGATGTTCAAGATAAAGAATCTAAATTTAGACACATAATTTTGTTAGCTAAAAATGCAATAGGATATAAAAACCTATTAACAATTAATAAATTAGGATTTGACCAAAGTAATTTATTAGGTAAACGAGTTTATTCTATTATAGATTGGAAATTATTAGAAAAATATTCTGAAGGACTAATATGTTTAACTGCTTGTGGCAATGGAATTTTATCTCAATTATTAATGAGTAAAAAATTTGATGAAGCCGAAAAAACATTATTAAGATTAAAATCTATTTTTGGAAATAATTTCGGACTTGAAATACAACCAAATAACATGAAGCGTGGTTCAAATGTTTATAATGATGAAATAGATCAAACATTTTTAAATCGTCAATTAGTAAATCTTGGTAAAAAACACGATGTTAAGGTAGTTGCAGCATGTAATGCTCAATATTTAAGAAAAGAAGATTATGAAACTCATGATGTTTTATTGGCTATTGGATCTCATCAACCAATACATTCTAATTTCAGATTAAAATATCCTGTACCAGAGTTTTATTTAAAATCTGGTGATGAGGTTAAAAATTTCTTTGTTAGAAATTATGGAGAAGATTTAGCAACACAATTTGTTGCTAATAGTATTTATTTTTCTGATATGTGTGAAAATCCAGAATGGATTGATCCTAAATTTACAAATCCTTCTGGAAAAGAACTTCCAACCTTTCCAGTTAAGGATGAAGAAGATTATCAAGAGTTTTTAATGTGGAAATCTTCTCAAACAGAAGATTTGCAAAAATTAGATGAAGATAAATTATATTTAAGATATATTTGTGATAAAAATTTACCAATTAGAGTTAAAAATGTTGAACCTGAAAGATTGGTAGATTATAAAAAAGAAATAGAAGAAGAGATTGATGTTTTTGAATATCATGGATTTTCCAGCTATATGCTTATTGTTGCCGATTATATTTCATGGGCACGTAAAAATGGAATTTCTGTTGGCGAAGGTCGTGGATCAGTTGGCGGCTCATTAGTTGCATTTTTACAAGGAATACATCAAGCCGATCCGTTAAAATACAATTTAATTTTTGCTAGATTTCATAATAAAGAAAAATCAAGTTTTCCAGATATTGATACAGATTTTGCTCCTTCTGGTCGTGAAAAAGTTCAAAACTATTTACGACAAAAATATGGTGATGATCATGTAGCTCACGTTTCCAATGTTAATACAATTACTCCTAAAGTTTTTGTTAAAGATATTGCTCGTGCATGTGAGCTTGGTGGCTCAAGAGAAGAAGCTATAAAAATTGGAAATGATGTTGCTGATTGTATTCCAGCAGATATTCATTCAATTGATGATGCTTTAAAAAAAGTTCCATTATTTGGAGAGTATTGTAAAAAATATCCAGAGTTTATTAAATATAAAGCTATATGCGGAAAATACAGGGCATGGTCAACTCATGCTGGTGGTATTGTAATTTCTGCTAGACCACTTACAGGATTAGTGCCACTTAGAAGAGATAAAGATGGTGCATTAGCCATTGAATATAGTAAAGAAAGTGTTGAAGAAAATGGTCTAGTTAAAATGGATACATTAGGATTATCAACTCTTGATACTATTGGTCAAGCTATGACTTTAATTAAAGAATCTGGAAAAGATGTTCCACCAGATAATTTAGATTATGATGAGTATGATGATAGTACTTATAAATTAATTTCAAATGGTGACACATTTTGTGTATTTCAATTTGGAACAAGTGCTGGAACAATTGATTTATGTAGGAGAATTAAGCCAAAAGATATAAATGATTTAGCTAACATTAATGCTTTAGCTAGACCATCAGCACGAGATATGCGCAATGATTTTATTGCAACACGTGATGGTAAAAAACCAATTGCATTATTGCATCCTAAATTAGGAAGAGCATTTAATAGTACATATGGTTTTGGTTTATATGAAGAGTGTTTAATGTATTTAGCTCAAGATATTGCTGGATGGAGCCTACATTCTGCGGATCGTTTGAGAAAACTTACCAAAGAAAAGGGGAAAAATCCTAAGAAAGCATTACAATGGAGAACTGAATTTATTAATGATGCAGTTAAAAATAATGTAAATGAAGAGACTGCAAAAAGAATTTGGGACGAAGTAGTTGATAAATTTCAAGGTTATGGATTTAATGTTAGTCATGCTGTTTTATATTCTATGACAGGATATAAAACTGCTTATTTAAAAGCGCACTATCCAATTGAATTTTTATTAGCTAATTTAATGTCTGAAGTTAAATCTAATGCACCAGACGCTAGAAATAATATTGATAAAATTAAAAATGAATTGCGATCTCATAAAGTTAAAATTATTCCACCAGATATTAATAAATCTCAATTAGCATATACAATAGTTGAAGGTAATAAGTTAATAACTGGTTTAGATGCATTAAAGTTTGTTGGTGAAGATGCTATCAATGATATTATTTCTAAACGTCCATTTAAAAATTTCTTTGATTTTATGGCAAGAGTAGATTCTAAAAAAGTAAGGGCTAATAGTATTCAAGCTTTAGCGTCTGCTGGCGCTCTTGATTCTTTTGGAATTCCAAGAAAACTTATATTTTTGTATGTTTCTGATTATAGAAAAAAATTACAAGTTTGGCTTAAAAAACACGATCCAAAAACTGAAGAATTCATATATCCATGGGCTAAAGAGGAAAATTGGAAATTAAGTGAGTTGTATGCTCTTGAGCTATTCTATCTTGGCGAAGCATTTATTTGTAAACCAGCAGATGCTTATGGAAGTTTTTTCAAAACAGATGATCATAAATTTGTTTCTGATATTAAAAAATGTAAAGATAAAACTACAATTCCTTCAATAAAAGCAATTGTTAAAGATTTTTTTGAATTTAAAGTAAAAAAAGAAACAAGTAAATATTATGGTCAATCAATGATTAAAGCTGTGATTGAAGATAAATTTGGCGAACAATGTACTTGTACTATTTTTCCAGATCGCTGGAAACAAGTTCAAGATAGATTAAAAGAAATTAATAGTAAAGCCAAATTTGAACCTGGAATTGCAATTCATTTTGGAGGCAATACAAATAGTTATGAAGATGATATTGGTATTATTTTTGATAATTTATATAATATTGCACTTCCTCCAACAATGCCAGCAGATTTGAAGGCTAAAAAAGTTTCTTTAAAAGAATCTAAAGTTAAAATTGCCGAAGAAATCTTAACAAAAACCACAGAAATTAAAGGATTGCTTGAACAAATCGAAGATTCGTTATATGATAACGGATTGATAGATTTGGATGAAGATCCAAGCGATGACTGATATATAAGATAGTAGATTATAATATAAGCAGCGCAAATAAATTATTTTAAATTAAAAATGATATATTTGATATTATTTGACTAAAATTCTATGCATAATAAAGGATATTGATATGAAACTTTCAGATTGGGCAGAAAAACAAGGAATTGCATATTTAACTGCATATAGATGGTTTAAAGCAGGCAAATTACCTGTTAAAGCCTATCAATCAGAATCTGGAACTATAATTGTTCAAGATGATGCTGAAGCTTCAATCGAACCTTTAATAAATGAGAATAATATGAATAATGATGCAATGTCTTTATTTTTAAAGAAAACAGTAGAATTTAGTAAAAATAATTTACCTATTGAAGATTTTGCTGCTTATATTTTGTCTACATTTAATTTACAAATTAATTATGGACCAAATAATCCCAAATATTCTAAAAATAAACCCAAATCAGAAGATATTCAAAATCATTTTAAAAAGTTTATTTCAAAAACAGAAAAACCAAAAGTTAATATATTTGTGCCAAATGAAGAATCATTTGATGATTTAGTAGCAAAATCAGATTTATTAGCTAAAGAGGCTTTAGTAACTGAAATTAATACAATTAAAGGTAATGATTCATTATCAAATAATATGAATATTTCTGAAGAAATTCCAGAAATAAAAGATTTATATAAAAATGAATTAGAAAATAACTATCCTAACGTTTTTAACAAAAATTTAATTGTTTCATATGATAGTTTGGGAAGTGGTAGAATGTTTTCTCGTAGCAATTTAACTCCACAACAATATACATCCACAACTAATGAGTTAATATCTAACACTTCTCAACCTCATATGGAATCTACTCTAAATTTAGAAACGCCTTCTACAACAATTACATTTAATCTAACAGGATCTTCAGGCGCTACAGGATTTTTTAAGCCAACTGATAAAGAATTATCAGATAATAAAAATTTAAACTCTCTTCCAAAACGAAGAGGAAGAAAAGCTAAGGTTAATAAATGAAATCTTACAAAGAATTACATAAAAATTTATATTCTAATTTTAAAAATTATTTAGATAATAATAAATTATTTAAACAAAAATACATAAAACATGTAACTGCATTAACTTATTTATCTACAAAACCAATTAAATATTTAATGCTCCACTTAATGGATATTCAAGGATTAGATCCAAATACATCAAAAGTTTTAAATGAAAATTTATCAAAAATATTTGGTGATATAGAGCATCCTGCATATGAGTCTGATTTTGATTTAAAACCATTTATTTCTAAAATTAAAAGAGATGGCAAAATTGAAAAATTTGTTAAAGTTTTAAATTCTGAAAAGCCATCTTCAATAGCGGTTGCATTATTAGAAAAAGAAATCAATTTAGCTTTAGCAGAAGAAATAATAAATCTAGAAGCAGAAAAGGTTGCAAAAGCAATACAAACAGTAGAAGATAAAGATGCAGATTTATCTTTATTAGAAGATTTTGAATTAGAAGCAGAAAAATATTTAGATTTAAATCAAAAACAAAGTAATGCTAATTTTTTAAAATCTTTAGATGAAAAAATACAAGAAAAAAGAGATGCAATTAGCTCTAAATGTAAATTTAAAAGAGAGAAATAATAATGAAATGTATATCTTGTGAAGTTCAAATTGATCCAAAATGGAAACATGCCATTGACATGAATAATTGTCCATTTTGTGGTAATCATATAATGGAAGAAGAATTAAAAAAGTTATTCTCTTCTTTGAGAGAAACTATGGATTCTTTACAAGCATATCCAGATCAGTTAAATGATTGGATGTTATCAAATCATAATTATATTAAAATTAATTCTCCTAATTATCAGGATTATTTGCCTAAAGATTATAAAGAACAAATTAAAAGAGAAAGAGATCTTGAGCTTGCTGATAGGAATAGAAAAAGAGAAGAGTTTCTTGATAAACAAGATCGTAAGTTTACTGTAAAAGTTACTTCTGATGCTGGAGAAGAGGAGGTGCTGGCTGAAAAAATACAGACTGACGAAAAAACAGGAGACTTTTTCAAAAGAGCAGAAGCAATCAAACCAAATATTGATGGTTTCAAATCAACTGCCGAAAAAACTAAGCATCTTAAAGATATGGTACAACAAATCAAAAGAGGCGGCGCGCCAGTAGTAAATGCCACTGGAATGGCAGAAATTATTTCTCCAGAAATGATACAAAATGCAGATCCAGAAGCTGTTGCAGAAATGACCGCAATATTATCTGGAAATGAATCTGTGTCTTCAGCATTATCTGATAATTCAGATGATAGTGATGACCCTCCAGCATTTATTGTTGCAGCTTTAAATAATAAAGCTTCTAAAAATAATAGCGATCATAATGCAGCAGATTTATTAAAGCACAAAAAAATGTATGATGGAGTAGCTGAATCTAAAAAGAAATTTAATTCTGGTGGTGGCGGATTTTCTAGAGCATAAGGAAATATAAATGCCAATAAGAGTTGTTGATAATAAAAAAATAGATATGACTGATGATGAATGGAATCTTTATACTAAAATTTGCAAATCCTATACTATTCCACCAAATAGAGGAGAAGATATGTTTATGGATTTATTTGAAACAGATGATAATGGTATAATTATGTTTCTTAAACCGCCTTCAAAAAGAAGCACTTCATTTGAAGTATTTATGTTTTTAATGGCTTTACAACAACAACAACATATTAGATTAATGTATGCACAAATAGATGATTTATGCGCTCAAGTTAAAGATAAATTAAAAGATAAATAATTAGTATTTTTTGTCGAGAAAAAGCTATTCACAATCCATATATTAGATAGGAAGACAAGATGAGTCAACAAGTAAGATTAGGTGATTTATTAGGTCAAGATTTAGAGGAAGAATTTGTAAATTTTGATTTAACTGAAATACAAAATGTATTGCAAAGCTTGCATGAAACTGATGCGGTAGATTTAGCACACGCAGAAATATTGCAACAGTTATCATTAAGAGGTGCAGATATTGTTTCAGAATATCTTGGTAAAGTAGTTAAAACAGTAGGTTATTTAGAAGCAAAAGTAAATAGTACAAAAAATAAAGTATCTTTAGAATATACAGCGCCAGATGGTGCTCGTACAACAGCAGATATGAAAAAATGGGCAGGCGAATCCTCAAAAGAAGTAGAAGAGGTACAGATACGCCTTGCTAAAGCGAAAGCTAGTAAAATTGTCTTAGAAAAAAAATATGATATACTAATAAGATCACATCATCATTATAAAGATATTGCTTCTGGTCTTCGTAGAACTATTTTAGGATATGCTCCAGTCAATAGAGAAAAAATTCCTGAAGGTTATGAGTGAATAGAACGTGTAAAAAATGTGGTCTTGAAAAACATATAGATTCTTTTCTTAAGAAAAGAAAAAAAGATGGTAGTGTCTATATACTCTATACGTGTATAGACTGTAATCGTTTATATAATAAAAAGTACCTTAAATCCTATTATAAAAATAATAGCATTGAAATAATAGAAAGATCTAAAAATTGGTATTTAACTAATCTTAATAAAAAGAAAAAATATGATAAAGAATATGCTCTTAAAAAAAAAGATCATAAAAAAATATACGATAAAATTTATCGTAAAAATAATAAAGATAAAATAAATCAAAGAACCTATAAATATGTTAAAAATAGAAAATTAAATGATCCTGCTTATAAATTAAGAAAAAGTATATCATATAGTATATGGTATTATATGAATTTAAATAAATCTAGCAAAGGAAATAAATCTTTTCTTAAATTTGTACCATATACGATGCAAGAGCTAAAAGAACATTTAGAAAAACAATTTGATTTATGGATGAATTGGAATAATTACGGATCTTATCATATTCAAAAATGGGATGATACTGATCAAAAAACATGGACTTGGCAAATAGATCATATTATTCCTCAAAGTAAATTACCATATACAAGTATGGAGGATGAAAATTTTAAAAAATGCTGGGCGCTTGATAATTTAAGACCTTTAAGCTCAAAACAAAATTTAATAGATGGAAATAAAAGATAAATTCTAAGAAAAGTAAAAATAGGCAGGAGATATATGTGTTATACAACAAGTGCCTTGAATAAAATGGAGAAATAATGTCGAATAAATTAGATGCATTTTTTAAAAGTTTTTCTGACTCAGACGATCAATTAGATTATAAAATGGCTCATGAAACAATTGGACAGAAATTGCCTGTCATTTCTTCTGGAACCATATCATTAGATGATGCATTATCATCTGGTGGTCTTCCAAAAGGAAGATTAATTCAGTATTATGGAGCCCCAGGTTCTGGTAAAACTCTTATGGTTATGCTTGCAATTAAAGAGGCTCAGCTAGATGATCCAGATGCACAACAAGTATTTATTGATGCAGAAGGGACCTTTGATCCAAAATGGGCAGAAACTCTTGGTCTTGATCTTTCTAGAATTATTTTAGTAGAAGGAGATACAGCAGTTAATGGTCGTAAGTGTTTTGAAATGATTTTAGGTGTTCCTAAAGAGGATGCTAAAACTCATATCCTTAAAGGAAAATCAAAAGAAGGTCTTTTAGATAAAATTATTTCTGGTGAATTTAATATTAATCTTATTACTTTAGATTCTTTAGGATCAATTATTCCTCCAGGAGAAGATACATCAGCTGTTGGAAAAATGAATATGGCATTGCTTGCCAGATTTTTAACTACAACATTTAGAAAACTTTCATTAGAAGTTAGTAAAGCACAAGTTCCATTTATTATTATTAATCATAAAAAAGCAAATATGGATCCATATGGTGTTGACCATACATATTCTGGTGGAAATACTTACGCTCACTTTTTGAGTGCAAATGTATATTTTGAACCAGTTAATAGAGCTGATGCAAAAATTCTTGATGAAAAAGAAAATAAAATTGGTCAAACTATTAGGGCTACTATTGAAAAATCAAAGTTTGGACCTTGGCCAAGAAAATGTGAATTTAAAGTAGATTTTGGAATTGGTGTTATAGATGCACATGAGGAGATTGCCCAATTAGCATTAGACTATAACGTTGTAACTAAACCCACTTCAGTTTCTCATGAATATGGTGATAAAAAATGGGTTGGTTTTCCAAAATATTGTGAAGCAATTAAAGAAGATCCTTCATTAGCTTCTGAATTAAAACAAAAAATTTCAGAAGCTCGTGATGCAAAATGGGAAGCAAAACGTTTAGAACAAGAGGCTAAAAAACAAACTTCTTCTTCATCAGAAGATGAATCTGAAGTTAAAAAAAGAGGCAGGAAAGGTTCTAAATAATGTCAAATGATGTTGCTGTAGCTCCAGTTGGTGGATTACCAACAAATGCATCTACAATTAAAAAACCATTATATTTAATTATTATAGAAAATAATAATGGAAAATCAAAAATTGATGAAAATTTTATTTCGATAGATAGACCAGAATTATTAAATGGTTTTGTTCAAGCAAAAGGATTTTTTTGCGAATTGTCACAAGCAGACATATCAAAAAACTTTTCATCAGTCTTGACAGATACAAATAAAGAATTATATGTAGAGATGATGTTCCCTTGGCATCGCATTAAAAGTATAAAAAATCTTATATTTAAAGCAAAATAAATTAAAAAATATTATGAAAGTAGGTATTAAAATGGCATCTAATAGTAAGACAAATACAGTTAAAAATGACGTTCATGAAGTTGTTTTAAATGGTGTATTAAAAGTTGTTAATAATCACAAAGAGAGCACATGGTCTGGAACCATGACTGACCTTAGTTCTGCTTTAGGTCGTGTTTTAAGTAGAAAAGAAGTAACAGTATTGCCAGGATCTCCTGGGGCTCTTAGAGTGGTATTAAATCGCGTAGTTAATAGACTTCGCAACAGAAAGGTCGGAGTTAAGTTTGTAAGAACAACCGATCATACTAGAACTCGTTTGGTTAAATTCGTACGTTAATATAGTTAATCTATATAGTCCGTTTTTGTTAATAGAAAAAGTACCTTAGTGTACAATAGATAAATAACATTGGAGAATAAAATGACAACATTTGGTGAAGTATCTTGGAATGATGATGTTTTTGGTGGTTCAGAGAAAAAATTTGTTAATAACAAAGATTTATTTCTTAGATTAGATGAAGGCTCAAATGAGTTAAGATTAATTACTCAACCATTTCAATATTTAGTACATAAATATAAAAAAGAAGGTGAAGCGGGATTTGGACATAAAGTATCGTGTTCAGCCGTTCATGGAAGTTGTCCACTTTGCGAACTTGGACAAGATAAAGCCAAACCACGTTGGTTGCTTGGTGTAATTAGTAGAAAGACCAATACATATAAGATATTGGATGTGTCTTTTGCAGTTTACTCACAAATTAGAAAACTTGCTAGAAATACTGCTCGTTGGGGCGATCCAACCAAATATGATATTGATATTGTTGTCGATAAAAATGGTGGTGCAACTGGTTATTATTCTGTTCAACCAATTTCAAAAGAACCATTATCAGCTGAAGACCAAATGAAAAAAGATGCTGTTGATTTTGATGATTTAAAACGCAGAGTAACACCTCCAACGCCAGCAGATGTCCAAAAGAGATTGGATAAGATTAATGGTGCAGATGGAACTGCTGCTGCCGCACCCCCACCAGCTAAAAAAGTTGGCAAGCCAGTAGTGTCAAAAACACCTCAAGTAAGCATGACTGATGATGAAGATTTAGATAATGAATTTCCAGCTCACAATGGTGATGAATAATATTTAAATAAATAATATTTGAAACGAGGATTAGGAGAAATCTTAATCCTCGTTTTATTTTTTTACGTTATATCTTTTAATATGAGTAAAAAAATATTAGGCTTAGATGTATCTAGTTCAACTGTTGGTTATGGCATAATAGAGATTGATGATAATAATCAAATTCATTTTATTAAATGTAATTTTATTAAGCCACCAAAAGATGGTTCTATTTTAGATAGAATAATTTTTACTAGAAATAAATTAAAAGAATTATTAGATAATGAAAAACCAGATTATATTGGTATTGAAGATCTTATTTTATTTATGATTAAAAGCACTGCAACAACTACAACAACATTGTCTGCATTTAATAGAGTGCTTGGAATAGCTGCTTATGATTATTTGTCATTTGCTCCAGAATTATTTAGTGTTATGTCAATTAGACATGGGCTTAAATTAGGAAAAATTGTGCCAAAAAAAGAAGATATGCCAGAGCTTGTCGCAAAACATTTAGGAATTACATTTCCTTATGTCAAGGACAAAAAAGGTAAAATTAAAGTTGAAAGTATGGATATGGCAGACGGTGTGGCTGTTGCGCTATATTATTCATTAATTTTAACTGGTAAAATTAAAGCACCAAAAAATCTTACTAAAAAGAGCAAGGGCAAAAAATCATGAATTTAAAAGATGCATATTCAGGCATCTTGTTATGAAAAAAATAACTCAAGAATTATTTTTAAATAAATGTGCTAAAATTCACGGTAATAAATATGATTATTCTAATTCAAATTATTCTAATAGTAGAAGCATTATTGAAATAATATGTAAAATACATGGCAAATTTTACATGAAAGCTAATAATCATCTTAATGGTCAAGGATGTCCAGAATGCTCTGGTAAGAAAAAAATGAATAAATATGCTTTTATTAAAAAAGCACAAACTATTCATAACAATAAATTTGACTATTCAAATGTTATTTATAAAAACAATAAAACTAAAATTATTATAAAGTGTGCTTCTCATGGAGAATTTTTACAAACACCTAATGATCATTTGAGTGGTAAGGGATGTTTTGAATGTACTGGCATTAAAAGATTAACTATTGATGAATTTATATTAAAGGCTAATTTAGTTCATCATAATAAATATGATTATTCATTAGTTAATTATATTAATTCAAAGGTACCAATTAATATTGTTTGTAAAATTCATGGTTCATTTTGGCAAACACCAACATCACATTTATCTGGTAATAATTGTAATAAATGTAGTTACAATTGTATATCAAAAATGGAATCTAGATGGTTAGATAGTCTTAATATTCCCATAGAGTATAGACAAAAATCTATTATTATAGATAATATAAAATATAGAGTTGATGCTTTTGATCCAACAACAAATACAATATATGAATTTTATGGAGATTATTGGCACGGTAATATTAATAAATATGATCCAGATCAAATAAATTTAAGAAGTAAAAGATCTTTTAGAGAATTATATGAAAAGACAATAAATAGAGAGTTAATATTTAAAAACAATTGTTTTAATTTAATTAGTATTTGGGAAAGTGATTTTAAAAAGGATGCAAGAAAGTGAATTTACAAGAAGCTAGAAATATAATTGGTATTACAGATGATTCGTCTTCAGATGAAATTAAGAAAAAATATAGAGAACTTACAAAAAAATTTCATCCTGATGTTAATAAAGAGCCTGGAGCAGAAGATAGATTTAAAAAAATAAATGAGGCGTATCAAATTGTTTCTTCTGGAAAAGATACAGAGCCACATATTCCGCAATGGAATACAAGAAATGCTTCGCCTTTTCATTCTCCCTTTCAAAATATATCTATTGATGCTCAAAATATAACTTTAAACACAACAATATCATTTAAAGAATCTATTATAGGATCAAAAATAGATTTAAAATATCATAGAAAAGTTAAATGTTCTTCATGTAATGGTCACGGATCAATCAAACAAAATAATGGATGTGATCGTTGTGGTGGAAATGGAGTAATAACTGGCAGACAATCTCATGGTTTTTTTATGAGAACTTGTGATAAGTGTTTTGGCAGAACATCAGTTTTAGATTGCAATGAGTGTAAATCTTCAGGAACAGTTGAAGTAGAAACATCTGTAACTGTATCTATTCCGGGTGGAATTCCAAATGAAGGAATATTAAGGCTTGGTGGAATGGGCAATTTTGCAGGTTCATTTGCAAATATGGATCAATATACAGACACTTTTTTAAAAGTAAATGTTACTCCAATGTCAGGTCTTTCATTAGATGGTATAAATGTTATATCTAATTTAGATATTTCTCTATTGGAAGCTTTAGAAGGTTGTTCTAAAGAAGTTAATACTATTGATGGAAATAAAACAATAATTATTAATCCTAAAACTTATAACAAAGATATTGTAAATATTCCAAATATGGGCGTTAATAGAAATGGCAGTCAACATGTTATTATTAATGTTAAATATCCTAATAATATTGAATCATTAATAAACAATTTAAAAGTAAAGGAATAATTATGGCTTTTTCAATGCCTTGTTCTAATAAAGGTTGTGGTAAACATATGGAGCCATATATTGATCCACAAAATGATAAAGTATATTGCTCTTTATGTGATAAAGAGTTAACTAATATAACTTATTTTGCAAAAATGCAAATGAAAAACTCCAAACAATTTAAACCAAAAAATACTACTTCATTTTCTGTTAAATGCCCAAAGTGCAATAAAGAAGGGCGTCCAAAACATGTTAAAGATGATATAGTATGTGGTAGCTGCGGTAAACCATTAGATAATTTAAGTGTGCCATTTAAAAATATGCTTAAAGAAAAATTAAAAACTGTTAATAAAGACGTATGAATTATATATTGGACAATATTGATGCTTAAAAACATTGTAAATTCATGTAAATATTTGCTTGAAAATTACCCCGAAGCAAAGTCTTGTAAAGACTATCTTAATAATAGATTATCACAAGAATATCAAGATAAATTTGAATTTGGATATTTTCCAAATATCCAAAATATTGATGCATTATTACCATTAGTTGATGAAAATGAATTAAGAGAAGATAAGTTATTATATTCAAAAGAAATTGAAGATGCGTGGTGTCCAAGAACACTTAATTTTTTGTTTTTTGAAAATCATCCATTAGTTATGCCATATAGAGATACATATGGAAATGTTGTGGGTATAGTTGGAAGAAGCCTTCTTTCAGATGAAGAAAGGCAAAAGAAAAAGATATCTAAGTATAAGAATACTGATTTTATTTCAAAAGAATTTAAAAAATTTAAAAAGGGCAATTTTTTATATGGATTATTTGAAAATAAAAAAGATATATTAGAAAATAACGGTGTATTTGTAGTTGAAGGGCAATTTGATGTAATCAAGTCTGTTGAAAAAGGATTAAAAAATATTGTTGCTTTAGGAAATTCTAACATGAGTACCTATCAATTTTCTCTCATTAGCAGATACACCAATAATATATTTTTATTATTGGATAAGGATGAGGCTGGAGAAAAGGGGCGAAAGCGCATTCTAGATAAATTTGGGAAACTAGCAAATATTCATAATTTTTATTTACCAGATAGTTACAAGGATATAGATGAGTATTTAACTAATAATAGTTATGAGTCACTTATATTTAGTGTTAAAAGTTAAAATGGGAGTTTAGATGGCTAATAATTATGATAGGAGAAAAAATAGAAGCGACTCATATCAATGGATTTTACTTGAGACAGTATGTTCAAATGATATGATGGAGGCTTTTCCAAATGAAGATAGTATCTCAGCCAGATTAAATCCATTTCAATATGATGAAAAATTAATTGATTTGGAAGATCAACTTAAAGTTGAGTTTTGGAGAGTTGTAGATACATTACTAACAGATCGCCAAAGAGAAGTTATTAGATTGTATGCAGATGGTTATACCCAAATGGAAATTGCCAAAATGCTTAATGTTAATCAAAGTTCTATTACTAAGTCATTAAATGGTAATGTTGATTATAAAAATGGCAAGAGAGTATATGGTGGTGCTAGAAAAAAAATAAGAAAAATAATTGAAAGCGATGAGAAGATTAAAGAAATTCTTCAAAAAATTGCTGAAGTTAGAGAAGAAAAATATTAATTAAAAATAATATGGCGGCATACTTAATATGGTATGTCGCTATTTTTTTATTCAAATCCCAATTAAATTAGGGTAATATTTTAGAAATACTAATAGTAGCACATATTTATACATATTAAATGGCACAATATATTGGAGCGCATGATGTCAAAATTTGCAATAGATTATACAGGCTTGGAGAATAAGATTTTAAAAAAAGCCTATAAACTTGAAGATGTACAAGATAAAATTGAAAGAGTAGCTTTTGATGTTGTTAGATTTAAAGATTCTGACAATGGAGCAAATCTTTGGCAAATTCAAAGTTCTGATGATGGAGATTATATAGTATCTATTTATCAAGAAGATGAATTAGAAAAAAATGCATGTGACTGGCAAGTCTCTATTAGTAAGACTGCTGGTGATTTGCAAATTAACTATAAGGGAGACCCTTTGGTTAAAATTGCAGCTAGCAAATTGGGCATTCCTCGTGCTGAACTTTCACAAATTGAACAATACCTTCCTTCTAAATTAGCTGAAAATAAAAAATTAGTTAAAGCTTTATTAAATGAACTTACAGAATCAGCTAAAAAAGAGGTATTAAATAAATACCCTGAATTGGTATAAACGGAATAGGTGTTTAAATGAGTCTTGATAAAATCCAAAAACTAGTTAATTCTATAGCAAAGTCGGTAGAGGATAATGAAAAAATAGCGACTCCAATTTTAGCTGCAAAATTAGCTAAATATGTTGAAGCCTATCCTTATGATCAAACTTTTGGCGCTATGTCTCGCGTTATTGAAAAAATGGCAGATAACAATACAATATTTATTAGTAAATCAGATTTAAGAAATCTTTACTCAAAATTGTATACAAAAAATACTAAGTTTGCACAATTTTTTGGAGATGAATTGGGTATGGTTCAAGAGAAAGAAGAAGTAAAATCTTCTACTCGTGATGATGCAAAAGAAATTCAAACTTATGAAGTTTCTGATCCTATTCTTGCTAATGCTCTTAATAGTGTTTTTGATCCATCTATTCCATTGAAACAATATTCACAAGTATTAGCAGATAAAGCACTTAAATCAGTCTCTTCTACATTAGATGCTTGGAATTTAAAACCAAATGCATTAAAAGTTGCTGAAGGCAATGAAAAGTTTTTAGTCATTCAAGCAGATTATGAAACACCTAAAGGAATTACAAGTTTATTAGTTCCAGTAGAAATTTCAAAAAACAAATTAATTGAAGCAACAGCATTTATGGGTAATGCTGGACCAGCAGATCTTAATAATACAAATATTAAATCTTATGTTAAAACTAATGCTGGAAATAAATTAACTATAACAGCATCTGCCGTATTAAATGTTTTAACAAAAGCCGCTTCTGAAAATAGAGAAATTAGTGATGCAGAGATTGCATTAACAAAATTAAATGCATCAAGACAAGGCAAATCAGAATTTTTTGAAGGATCAATTATTGGTCAAAAGGTTGCAACAGCATCAGTTAAAGATGTTGAACTTCCAAAATATGATGAATTTAGTTCTTTTGAAAAAACATTTACATCACCATCAGGTGTTGCTTCATTTGAATTTGGAGCAGAAAAAGTTAAAACTGCATTAAATGCAATTGCAAGAGAATTATCATCTTTTGGATATAATAATCCACAAATTGCAGTTACAGGAAGTGATAATTCAACTATATTTTATGGCGTTTCTTTAGATGCAGGTAAAGTTGCATTTACTGTTCCTATTAAAATTGCAAATGGTAAGCTTAATTCTCCAAGTGTATTATTATGTAATGGTTCTGTGTCTTCATTTAGTAAAGAATCTGTTAATTCATTATATGTAAATAATCAAACAGATTATAAAGTTGCTGCTGCAGCATCACCTCAATTTGGATTAAAACCAAGTGATATTATAAATAATATTAGACAAGCAATGGTTGAAGGAAACCATGCTAAAGCAGAAGATGCTCTTAATGTATTGGCAAATGCTGGAGATGAAAAAGCATATGCAACAGGATTTAATATTTATTTTACAGGATTGTCTGGAGTTAAGAAAGAAGCCGAATGTGCCTGTTCAATGATAATTAAGAGCGCATCTAGTGAACACCCTGTATGTGGACATACAGGATTACCAATACATAAGGTCTATCAAGATAAACAAGGAAATTGCCGTCCATTATATAGAAGAGGAATGGATGAAACTTATGAAGCTGCTACGTTCAATAACTCTAAAATTTTTGGATAATATATGAGCAATCTTCTTAAGTTGGCAAGAAAATTTGAACTTAAATTATTGGCGTATGATGAAAATTATGCAAAGATAAGTTTTGAAGAATTTAAGTTAAAAGCTAAAGAAGAGATAATTGAAATTATTAATCATTTAGCAAAAATAGCAAGATCTTCGCAAGAATTAAGAGAAGTTTCAAATTTTGCTAATGATGCATTTGCTCAATTTGGAGAGCGTAGTTCAGAAGGCATTTTACATACTAGACAAATTGTTGAAGAAATATCTAAATTATATACCAACCAAGATAGCATGACTGTTGAGCAAATGGCAGTTCCACTATTTAAAATTGTTGAATTAATAATATCTGAAATAAGTGCTAGCGGCACAGATAAGTGGGGAATTAATCGACCAAGATATCTTAATCTTGTAGAAACTTATGGTGATTATTTTACAACTCAAGGCACATATGGAGATTCATCTATTCTTAATGCTATGGCAAAAAGATTTATTGAACAAAAAATTGGTAGATTAACAAAAACATTTGATTCTTTTGCAAATCAATTGCGTAATTCAAGAGAAACTGGAGCCATTGATATTTTAAAAAGATTATCTATAAATGGATTAATAGATAATACTAAAATAGATAATTTAATTGAAAAAGCAGAATTTCTTGGAGATACAAGTTCATTAACAAAAAATCTTGAAAATCATGAAAAAGAAAATTTTATCAGATTAGTTGGCAAATATATAGGATTATCTGGTATACATGCAATTTATGAATGGAATCAATTTATTGAGCCATATGAAAATATTGCAAAATTAGCAAAAAGTATATGGTTTACTCCTCAATTTAAAAAACTTTGGGGTAAATTTCCAAAAACAACTTTAGAAAAAGTTGTTGAAGATGCGCCAAGTATATTGCCTAAATTGGAAATAATTAAAGAACATATTGTTCCTTTAGTTAAAAAAACAAAACAAGAAGAAAAGCTTCATGAAGAAAAAATGTTAGGCACACCAGCCATTAAAAGTCCAATTTTACCAAAGAAAAATGTTAGAGAATTAATTTCAAATTTAAGTGCAGATGAGCGTAAAATCTGGAATACAGTTCCACAAGAAGTAAAATTAGATGTTTTGTCAGGAAATAAAGATCTTGATGATGTTTTAGAAGAGTTTCAAAATTAATTTGGAGTTGAAATGAGAATTGCAGATATGTTATACGCCATTGCTTCTTGGCTTGAGAGTCCAAATAATGAAGCATTACTCTTAGCAGAATATGATGATGAATGTGCAAAAGTTGTTGCAGAATCTTGCGTTTCAGCTGCTCATACATTAAGAATTGCTGCAGAAAATGTCGATCATCTTGAACCAGCTGAAGAATCACATATTACACCAGAATCATTAGAAGAATTAGCAAATTTAGCTAGTGCACTTGATTCTTCAGATGATCCATCACTTAAAAAGCAAGCTTCAGTTATTGATGAATTATTATTAACAATTGCAGCTAATCCAGAAGCTTTAGCAAATAAAAAAGCAGCTGATGAAAAAAAAATAGACGAGATTAAAAAAAAATATGAAAATCCTCGCAAAGAATTAGAGGATGTAAATAAAATTGCTGATTCTAAAAAAGCTATTGATAAAAGTCAAATGACTAAAGAATATAAAATTTTAGAAGCTCCATTAAGTTCAAGATATTGTCCAGATCATGCTGGGGCACAAATTGCACGTATTGGTGAACATATGTGGCAATGTGAGCTAGATAAGAAAATTTATAATTTTGATACAGGGTTTGATTTAATTAATGGTAGCAAAGTTCCTGGTGGTGATGTATCACAACAAACACAAGGTATTAGTATGCCTCAACAAGCAATTTTTGATACAAGAGAAGGTCGCTTGAACGGAAACAGTTAAAAAAATATATTTTAATGATATAATTTAAATTGGCTTGCAATGCAAGCCAATTTTTTTGCATCTATTGTAGGTGTCTCTATGAATAAAACATCATTAAAAAAAATAATTGACCATCCAGATAAGGATGAAATTATATCAAAATTAGTCATTGGTATTTCACCAAAAGATGTTCACGATTGGCTTCAAGGAAAATATGTAAATGTTAGTGAAGCTAAATTTGTTATTTCTGAAAAATCAATTAAGTCATTTCAAGAAAATTATTTAGATATTTATAATTTAATACAAGAAGATATAGCTAAAACAAAAACTGCCGTTGTAATGTCAACTGAAGATCAATTAGAATTATCTATTCAAAATAATCCTACTTATAAGAGTAAGATGTTAGAATTGGCTAGTGAAAAGATTGATGTTCGCAAAATGGTTGCACATTTATGTGTTGTTGTTGAAACTCGTTTTGCTCAAATATTTGATGAGATACAGGCTGATCCTAGAAACATAAATACTAGGGTTGATCGTATGTTTAAAGAATATGGAGAGCTTCTTGCTAATTTATTGGAGAAATATTACAAATTTACAGAACAACAACCAGATCAAATTGTTCAACATAATGTTACACTACAAGTAGTAGATCAGCATATTTCTGTATTTCATGATGTAATAAAGAAAGTTTTATCTCAAATGGATTTAGAATCTTCTCTTTATTTTATGGAGGTTTTTAATCAAGAAATGGAAAAATTAAAAATGCCATCTCCTAATAAAGAGCCATCTCAAGAAATGAGGCTTGAAGAAGCAAAGGTTCTTAGTGAAACTATTAATAAAAAAATTAATGAGTAATTGCAATGAGTAAATATAAAAATATAAAAGAACCAAAAAATCCAGAAGAATTTCCAACCGCTAATGAAATTAGCGCAATTATTAATCCTTATTCTAATGTAAAGGAAAAGGTTAATGAATTAATTAAAGATCCAACAGAACATTCTAGTTTGGCACGACCATATTCTCAAGAAGAAATTGATGAATTATTAAATAGTACAAAAATAAAAAATCTTGTTAAGTGGCTTAAAAATGTTCCAGAAGATGAACTTTCTGCATTAGATGATGTTTTTGCTTATCCAAATAATGATAATCAATATATGCATATACCTGGGCAAAGAAATATTGAAAAGTGGATGCAAGCTATTAGAGACCTTTTAATTAGTCAACAAAATAAAATTGATAATAAATCTGCATTATCTCAAGTTACAGCTGGATGGAATCCTGTAGAAGTTAGAGATTTCATTAATTGGTTTAGATATTATCAGGAAGGGGCTCACTTGAAGTATAAATTTGCGCAATCTTATTTTTATGGAAATGCTGATATTGGATATTTGATTCCAACCAAATCAAATCTTCCAAAAGAAGAGCCACCTACTTTTAAACAAGATATTGATTTTGCAAAAGAAGATGTTAATTCTGCAGCTGAAAATAAAGCTATTATAGAAAAACAACGTAATAAAATTATTGGTAGATTAGATTCTGCTGAAAAATTATTAAGATCTCATGAAGGTCAAATGTTTTCAGGAAAAGAATTTGAATCATTATTAGAATCAATTTATGATCTTAAAAAGAGAATTCAATTAATAAATAAGAAAAGTTTATCAACTCGTTTATATGAAGATTTAATTGTTAGACAAGCAAACATTTTAAACAAAAATGGATTCATTAAAGCTGCTAATGTTTTATATTCTGTTGCTGAAGAAAAAGTTGGCGAAGATTTAACAATGGAATCTGTACAACAACCAGCAATTAAACCTGCTACTGAGTCAGCAAAACCAGTAACAGATACAAAAGCTCCTCCACCAGCATCTCCAGCGCCACCAACTACAGGTAGTGGTGCGGTTGGAGGCTTGCCAGCAAATGTTCCTGGTTCAACAGCTAAACCAGCAGAGAGTGCTCCAAGTAATACTGCAATAATTCCTAAAGCACCAGAAGAATCAAAATCAAAAGGAATTAACGATTTTTTTAAAAATTTAAAAGCTCCAGGTTCTACAGATGATACTCATGCAGATGATGTATTAGAAGTTGAAGATCATGAAGAATTGCTTACAGTTGAAGCTCAATTAGCACCACCAGAACCTGTTACAGAGACAAATAAACCTGTTACGGATATTGCTCAACCTCCAACAGACACTCCAGAAATTGAAGTAAGTGAAGATGAAGTTAAACCAACACCAAATGAAAAATCAGATAATATAGATAAAAGTACATTTGATTCCAAAATAGATGGTGTATTTCAAAACCTTAAAGTTGATGATGTCGTTGCCAAGTTAGAAGATTTGGCAAAGGTATTTAAAACTCGTGAAATTCCAAGACAATTATCTATTGCAGATATGATGTTAGATAGTTTAGGATTAGCATCATTTTTCCCTTCATTATCAGAAGCAACAAATAAAGCATTAGAATCAAATAATTATATTTCTACTCGTGTTGAAGATATTATTTCAAAATTGCGTGGAGCAATGGTAACTCATGATATTGATTTAAAGGGTGGAGAAACAGAATCTAGACCAGATGTAGCGGCTATTAAAAATAAGTTACAATCTGATACAGATAAAGAAAAGGCTCGTAAAGAATTAAGAAAACAACAAGAGAACGAAGAGTTGGAACAAAAAACAAAAGAAACTCCAGATATTGAAGTATCAGAAGATTTAGAAGCTCCAGCAACTCCACCAGCACCAGCCACAGCCCCAGCTAAACCTCCAGCAGTTTAAGGTATAAATGAAACTTAAGGAGTTGTTAAATAAAATCTTAGAAGTTCAAAAAGATATTGGTTCATCTAAACCATATATATGTGGAGGTGTACCTCGTGATCGTTATTTGGGAAGAGTAGATAGTATAGTAGATTTAGATTTAACTACCGGAGATAAAACAGTAGACTTCTTATCACAAGAGGTTTCTGAAAAATTAAAAAAAGATTATAATTTAACAAGAAAAACTGCTGCTGATGGTCATAGTTCTATTTATATAGGTAATCTTAAACTTGACTTTTCATCTAATTTTGTTTTGCCAGAAATAAATTCTATTTTAAATAATATGAATATTAAAAACCCATCTAACATGAAAAAAGAAATGTTTAGCAGAGATTTTACTTGTAATGCTTTGTTGTTAGATTTTGATTTAAAAACAGTTTATGATCCAACAGGAAATGGATTTAAAGATTTAAAAAATAAAGTAATTAAAACATGTTTAGATCCTAAAATAACATTAACTTCTAATAGAAACAGGGTTGTAAGAGCAATTTATTTGGCAGCCAAATTAGGATTTGACATTGATCAATCTATTATTGATTTTGTTAAATCAAATCCAGAATCAATTAAAATTTCAACACCAAAATCTTTATCAGAAAAATTAAATGAAGCATTTGAAAATGATGCAGACAAATCTAGTTATTTATTAACTAAAATGAATTTATGGGATCAAGTTCCAATAACTAAAGTTATGCGCCCTTATTATTCTAAGAATATAAAAGGAAATATAAATGTCATCAAATAAAAAAGCTTATTTTCAAGGTGGCGGAAAGTCACATGAAGAGGCAAAAGCCAAAAGACCATATAAAGCTGAGCCAGCATTAGTTATGCAGCCAAGATTTAAAGAGCCATTATATCGTAATTATGATATTTATGATGTTGAAGGTGTTGATGGCAAGTCAAAACATGGTCCTGGTGAGGGATGGCATGCAATGCAAAATTATAAAAGCGTTGCAGAATTTCTTAAAGATAGAAGAGAACGCTCCAAGAAAAAATATCATGCTGAAGATTTATGGAAGCAAGATGATGGCTCAATTACCAAACATCCCAAAGCATCTAAAGCAAGAATGGAGTTTTTATCTATCATAAAAAATGCAAATGATAATATTTGCAAATATTGTAATAAATCAAAAATTGATGTCACATTTCCATGTGAACATTGTGGTAATGGTGGCGCATATGATATTAATAATATTGATTTTCCAATTGATGATCAAATAAAATCTTCACCAATTATGGAAGATAGTGGATCTGTTGGAAATGCCAATTTAACTGGTGGAAATTTAGATGAATATTTGCCAGAAGAAGATTTTGAAGGAAAATTGCCATCAGATTTAGAATATGGTCATGATACTCAAAATTCTGGCAAAAAAGATAAATTACATCATATTGACCAATTATTAAATAAATATTTAAATTATGGAGAAAATTCTCCTCTTTATGGACTTCCAGACGGGTTACCAGAACAAGAAGAATTTGAAGACATTATAGATCCATCTAGTGGAAAAACTGAATCAGGCACAGATATTTATAGTAAGATATGAGACTATTATTACATATAAATGTATATAAGCACAATTGTAAGCTTTAGAGGTATCAATGTTAGAGACAACAGCACAAATAATTGTTGAAGATCAATCTCCTATGGGTGGATTTGAAGGCGCACCTATTCAGGTTGTTCCTATTTCTGCTCCATTTGAAATTCAAGAACAACCAGCACTTGAGGTTCAAGACTCAATGCAATTAGAACCAGATTTAACTGTAGAAATTAATTTGGATGGCAAATTAGTTGGAGCAGATGATTTTGATCCTGAAAAAGCAAGAATGATTGAAGAATCAATTTCTGTATCAGAAGATGAATTAAAAGAAAAAGAATCTCAAGAAAAAGATGCTGATGATAGTTCTTCAAAATCTAAAAAGAGCGAAAAATGGGATTGGGAATCAAAAGGTTCTAAAGGATTTTTAGCTTGGGTTAAACAAAGAATTGATGATGTTCCAAAACATTCCGGATATGATACCGCCGGTTTAGAAAGAGCAGTTTCATACTTTGAAAAGCTTGATAATGAAATTTCTAAAGCAATGAGATTAGATTTAGAAGGCGAATTAGATGCAAATCAAATTGAACATGTTAGAACTCAAATAGAAAAAGGTTTAGACATGCTTAATGATAGAATTGAAAAAGTAAAAGAATCTAAAAAAGGTAAGAAAAAAGGAAAGAAAAGAGCATATGAAGAAACAAATTCTCTTGTTAAAGAGGCTCAAAAAATAACGGGTGTTCAAGGAATTTATGTAACTGTTCCACTTCTAATTTCTAGAATTGCTAGAGTTTGTGTAAATGGAATGGTTTCTGGTGGACATGATATTGAAGATTTATATGCAAGACAAGTTAAAAAATATAAATTAAGTGAACGTGAGCAAGCAGAAACAATGCAATTATTATCTGATATGGGATATGCATTGAGACAAGATAGAGGCTTTATGCCAGATGACGACCTTACTGTTGAAGAAGGTATGGATTGGAATCAAAATTTCAAGGGATAAAATGTCAAAATATATTAGACACCAACCAGTTATTTCAAGAAATGCCGATGAATCAATAGATGAAGATCACTGGTTAAAACAATTTCAAAAAAGTTTGCAAAAAGATGCAGTTCAACCAAGATCTGTTGATAGTTCTTTGTTTGATCAAATTTCAAGTATTATGAATGGTAAACCAAAATATACTTCAGTTCAATCTGCAGTAGAAGATATGAAAAATAGAAGCGGTCTTACAGCATATCTTGAAAAAATAAAAACATCAGAAACATCAAATGAAACT